TCTCCAGAGTTTATCAAGGTAATAGTAGATGCAGAAGAACACTTCTTGTTTGGAATCCAGCTTGATGGTTCCATTGAATGGGGCAAGGGTGTTCCTGCACCAATCAGAGCCAAGTTACAAGAAATTATCAACCAATGCCAGCAAGATAATACAGACCTTACAGAAGCTATCAATAGTGTAAAAGAAGAGCTGATGGCAAGCATTACTGCTTTGCAGGAAAGCAAGGTTGACAAAGAGGAAGGCAAGTCTCTCATTGAAAATGAAGTAAAAGAGTGTTTTAGAATAATTGAGAATGAAGAATTTCTCAAAGCTATAGTGGATTCAGATGATAAGGTTCTGTTTGGTTTCTACAGAGCAACTGGTGAGCCATATTATCCACTCAATGAAATGTATCACGTCATTCAGAACGAGGAATTTTTTGCTGCTTGGGTTACTACTGATGATAAAGTAGTACTTGGTATCAGAAGAGATGGACAAATCATTGGCGAAATCCATGCAGTCAATGCCTTGAAGCAAGTTATCTCCCAGCTACAAGCAGACCTTGCATCATTGCAGGAGAAGGTGGGTACTATAGATACCAATCTCAAAGAACTTCTTGATGTTTTCTCTTTGCAGGAGAATCCTGAGTATCTTGCAGTAGAAAAAGATACAGATGGAAGGGTTCTTTCTGCAACAAATCCCGATGGTAGTCACTATATCCATAATGCCAAGTCAGAAACTATTCCAACAGAGTTTGAGCATATTGAAGACCCAGAAGGAAGGACAGAGATTACTTTAGATGCAGACAAAAAGGTAATGTCATATCGTGATTCAAGTGGCAAGAAACATGAGCATGATATGGATATTGCAAACCTTGATGTTTCAAATCTCAATCTCAAAGGTAATAGTGTGAATAATATTCAAGATGCACTGAAAGCTAATGGCTTTGACGTAAAGACTCCTATTGATTGGAGCGAGAGTAATTTCATTCAGATACCAGAGCCACGCTTTGCAATTATCAATGTTACAAACATAGATTCCATGCCTACAACCAAACAAGACAACAAGGAGGCATTCTTGGAGTTTTGGGATATGCAGGGAAACTATTTCAAGAAACACGCTATACTCAATGCACAAGGAAACTCCACAATGGGATGGTCAAAGAAAAATGTTTCAATGGATATTTGTGATGATGAGTGGATTGGTGATGAGACTCCTAAGATTAGGATAGGTGATTGGGTTCCACAAGATAGTTTTCATTTAAAGGCATATCATACAGATTTCTTCAAAGGAGTTGGTGCTGTAGCATATAAATTATATAATCAGATAGTCAAAACTAGAGGCAACATGTATGATAGACCTTGGAAGAAAGCACTGATTGATATGTCTGCTATAGGTACTACTACCAAGAGTTTTGGAAATCCTTATGTAGGAGAATATGAACTTCTTACAGATACAGGTGCCAGATGTTTCCCTGATGGTTTTCCTGTTGCCGTATATCTTAATGGAGCATTCTACGGAGTCTTTTCTTTTCAGTTGAAAAAGCACCGTGACAATTATCACATGAATAAGTCAAATGCCAAACACGTTCATTTGGATGGGGATATTTATGAAGCAACCCTCTTTAATGGCAGGAACAAAATCAACTGGGAAATGTTTGAAATCAGAAATCCAAAAGGACTCTATGCTATTGGAGGAAATAAATATGATGCTGATGTCAAGCAGGAAGAGATAGCTGGAGAAGCTGAGATGAATGCTTGGATAGAGGCAGGAAAACTGCCAGATGGTAAAGCTATAGACAGCAAAATCAAAAAATCTCTTCAAATGACTGCCGAAGTTAAGAAGTATATTCAAGACTTTTCTGATGTCATGCCAACTATCAAAAAAGCAAGAGCCATTTATGAGGCATCAAGTAAATCAGAAGAGGATTTAAGCACTCTAAAAAGTATTTACGAGAAGTATTTCGATAAGGAAAATATGATAGATTATATGATTCTGTCAGACCTTATTTACAATTATGACGGTTTTGGTAAAAACTGGCAATGGTTTACGTATGATGGAGTTAAGTGGTGGGTTGGTCTGTATGATACAGATATGTCTTTTGGTGGTGATATATATTATATAAGAAAGGTTCCTACTACTCATGTTAATACTTCAATTGGAAGACCAAATGGATATGTTGTTGAATACTATTCATCAGAAATGGAAAACAGATATAGTGAATTGGCAAAACTGGGAATTATTTCCTATGAACATATCTTTTCCATGTTGAAGGATTGGACAATGAGAATAGGTACTACCTTTTATAAAGAAGAATATAAGAAATGGTATTTCTGCCCATGTATTTCTAATAGTACTGTTAGAAGCCAATATTGGGAACTCGTAAAGGATAGTTCTGGTAATCTGCAAACAGACACATCTGAAACCTTTGATGCAACACATTCGTATAATATTGGTGATGAAGTATCTTTTGGATTGAATGAAATTGCAGGATTCTATAAGTTTAGATGCCTGAAAGCAACAAGTGCTATAAGTACTAATGTTCCTCATTCAATAAGTGATTACTCCCCTATATCTAAATTTGGACACGTAGATAGTATCTATCGTGCAGAAAAATGGATAAAGGAAAACGTAAAAAATATGGATTCTGTTTATCATTATAATAGAAATGTTTAATATTAAATAAAATTATTATGGGAAAATGTTTAGTAACAAAATTAAGTGGTTCGGTTAATACAGATAAACTGCTAAAGTTGGGAGAAATGAGAATTGAGTTTAACTCAGTTTCAGCCCCATCAAATAAAACTCAGGGTATTACACTCCAATCTGCAAAGCCTATTACTTTGAAGATTGTCGGTAATGGGTATTTTACAGATAAAACTCTGACTGAAAACAAAGGTAAAACACTTAGCATCTTGCCTAATTCATTGAATTATATCTATGCGTCTAATGGAGACTTTTATATATCCATTCCTGATAAGTATTCTTTGACTATATTGTCTTTGTTTGCTGAAGAATCAGGCTCTGATAATTCTGTAAAAAACAAAACTGTATATCTTGACCAGATTGAATATAGTACACTCTTAACAACATTAAGAATTTCATCAGAGAATATAATCGGAGATATTGATTCTCTTAAAAATCTTACGTTTCTTGCTAATTTAAATATGGCAAACCTTAAAAATATAAATGGTGATATTGGTTCGTTGAAGAATCTATCTTCCTTGCAATTATTGCAAACATTTGGTTCAAACGTAACTGGAGATATAGCTTCATTGAAAGCATTAACATCGTTGAGGACTTTAATGACATCAAATCTTAGAGGAGATGTTTCTGCACTCAAACCTCTTACTTCGCTAGAAACACTTTGGCTTAAAAACGGTAGTTTTTATGGAGATTGTGCAGCTCTTTCCCCAGTACTCAGTTTTATTACATTTATGACAAATACAGGAAAACCTTCAACTTTAACTTGGTCAGAGAGACCTTCAACATCCTGCATTATTTCTATAGAAGGACAACCAAAAATGGACAACATTGACAAAATGCTTCAAGACCAAGCGAAATGTCAAACTCCATCCACGGATTCTATTCTAAAAATCATAGACGTTATAGGCACTCGCACCTCAGCATCAGATGCAGCAGTACAGACTTTGCAGTCCAAGGGTTACACAGTCTCAATCACTCCTGCATAAAGTATCGTAAGTATAATATCAAAGTAAAGAAAGGAAATAATATATGAATAAGTTAACAAAGAAGTATAAGGTAGTACATGAGGGAACCAAGATGGTGTTTCCTCTCACAGAAGAAGGTGACAATGCTGAGGTATTCCCATCAGTGAATGCCACCGCAGCAGAGTTTGACACATACTCAGAAGCCAAGGCTTACGTAGATGAGCATAACTTGGTGTATGAAGAGCCAAAGTATGATGAGTAAACCATATAGATAAAGAAGAAGGGTGAGTCGAAAGATTCACCCTTTTCCTATGCTGCAAATAGAAACACCAACATTAATCATACACACCAAAGAACTTCTCGCACAAACTCCCCATCATATAGCATGGTTCCTCGCTCAGCATATCTATCCCATCCTGTTCACAGATATGCGCTACCACATGAAGAAGCTCATGACCTATTGTGTTGATAATGCTGCCATCTGATTCACACTCCCCAATAGCAAGCACGCTCCTTCTTTCTGATAGGTTGGAATAGGTAAGTCCCCTATCGCCACTCGATAAAGACAGATGCTCGTATGCTTCCGATAATGGATTTCCGTTGCAGCCAATATCTGAAAGAGCATGGCATATCTCATCGGCATCAGGTGGCTGATAACCTATGAAACATACTATGCTCCAATCGTACTTCGGAAGTTGTATTACCCTTCTCATCATAACACATCTTCCCAAGGGATAGGCACACCATTGTGGCAGCAGTCGGCATAGAATCGATTGAAGATAAAGCCATCCTTCTGGTCGGCATCATCCACCATATCCTTGATAAACTGGGCTAGCTGCTCCTCATCCTTGATAGAAGACTTGTAGAAGTCTGCCCTTGCCATATTCGCCACATATACATGGTCGTAGCCTATCTTATTCTTCACCTCTACTCCCTGACCAAGCAGAAGGGCATCCACCTTCTCCTTATCCCAAAACGAGACACTTACATCACGCTTGGAGGAAGGGTCATACTTATACATCAGGCTTACCGCCCACTCGCACATCTTCTTGCTGAAATGATAGCCATTGTATCTGAGATAGGCAACCATTGCCTCAGGTTTGAGGTCATACATATCCAATGGCATTCTGCATTTACTCATATTGCTGAATATTAAAGGGAGTCTGGTCACGACATAAATGTCGGTGCCAAAACTCCCAAGTTAAACACTAGCGACCGCCACCATTGTAGCCGCCACCACCTCTTTCACCATAGCGGTTCGGGTAGTTCCAATCATCATTGACGTTGTTGAATCTACGTCTGTTCTCACGCTCTTCACGTTCCTCACGCTCTCTTCTCCAATCGTCACGATAATCAGGCATACGCTCACCCATACGCTCCTGCTTCATCTTTTTCAGACAAGACATAGCCTTGCTGCCAAAACCAAGCATAGACTCGATGTTGTCATACAAATCATCGAACTTATCTTCTGTAATCTCAATCATTACCATAATCATAAGATATTAAAGTGAATAGATAGGTAGGAGATTACTTGCTCATGGTCTGTTGGAGCCATCCCATCATCTTGTCAATCTTGCCCTCAATGCCTGAAACCTTACCTTCCAGTTTATTGATTTTCTCGGTCTGTTCCTTATCCTTGGCTATCTGGGGGTTGAGTTGCTGTAGCATTCCCTCACAAGATTCTACTACCCTCTTGTGGTAATCTACGCTCTCCAGTATCGCCTTGGATTGTCTCAGCATGGCATCCACCTCAGCACTCATGGCATCCTTATTATCGCTAACCACAAGATTCTTGTCGTTGGCTATCTGTCCGTTTGCTGGCAGTTGCTTGAAATCCACTTCCTCGTCAGCCAGCTTCACCTTCACGTCCACTACGGTCTCCATAGGCTGAGGAGTAAAGCCGTTATTAAAGGTAGGGTATTTCGTCTGAGGATTGCTTACTGAAACCACCTGACCGATTCGCAAGTTCGGGTTCTCGCCCTTGTCTAGGACATAGAATAAAGAATTAGTTCTTAAACCTTGAAACATAATGTAATCTCCTATTATCTATTCTTGTTAAACAATACCCGACATCATCTGTAGGGTGTTAGTATCTCTCTCAAACCAAAACTGATAAACACCAGTTCCCTGCACGTCTGCAACCGTCAATGGTGCGCCATTATACTTAGTCACAGCCTGAGAACTTCCGTTGGTCTCGAAAAGGATAGGCAGCGTACCAGTCGTTCCAGTCGGAATAGCCTGCATCAGGTTTACGAAAATCGTTCCTCTGTAGCTGGCATTCAGGAAGGCGTGGTTTTTGAACGAGAAAACAACATTGTTGGTGTTCACAACCACGCCAGTAGAAGCGATAGCTGCCGAACCATTACGATTCACCCATGTGTAAGGTCTTAACCAAAACATAGCAGCCTCCTTTCCTTATTAACCCCAGAATCCTGCATTGTTAGCAGCATTCAAACCATACAATCCAGCCTGATAAGCCACGCAGTTAGGAACAGCAGTGAATGGACTATAAGGAGTAGTCACAGTTTCAGGAAGCTTACACTTGATGCCAGCCACCTCGTTCTGCAATCCTGCCAATACCGCATTGATAGGAGCCACCGCCTGACCAACAATCTGAGAAGTCATAGCCGAAGACTTGAAGGTGCTGTTCTCCTCACGCAGCGCATCAATCTTGTTCTGCATCTCCCTAAACTCAGCTTGCTTCTGACCGTCAACGATGGTCTGAGTGCTATCCTTGATAGCGTTGTGCAAGTCACAAGTCTGTCTCTGAGTCTCGTAAGCCACGTTAGAGAAACCACGCTCCTGACCAGTAGCCACATTGTTGATGGCATTCTGCAAAGTACCAGTCTGCTGGCAGATAGCCAAGCGATTCTCGCAACAGCAGTTTGCAATCTGCTGAGCAATCTGCATATTACCCTGCTGCAAAGCGTTGATAGTCTGCATACCGCTCATACCAACCTGATTACCTACACTCTGAACCTGAGAGGTCAAGGCAGAAATGGCATTCTGAATCTGACCTTCTGTGCAGTTCAACTGAGTGGCAAGATTACTGAGTGCATTACGATTGCCACCGATGGCATCCATCAGAAGACCACGACCATAGTCATTGTTAATCTCGTTAGCAAGACCGCCACGACCATTATTGCCGAAGCCACCCCAGCCATTGCCACCCCAACCCATGAGGAAGAAGAGGAAGATAACCCACATAAACCATCCACCTTCGCCACCGAAACCATTGTTTCCCTTCATGGCAAGAAGGACATTTGGGTCAACACCCTGCTTCTGAAGCAGAGGTGCAAGAAGACCTAGCATCCCATTGTTGGATGTTGAGCCTTCGTTTCCGAATACATACGTTTTACTTTCCATATTATCCTGAATCTTTCGTTAAACATTAAATTATGAAACTCACTTCGTAACGTTACGAGCGCAAAGATACAAATAATATGGATATAGATTGATAAACTCGTAAAAGATAGCATAATCGTTTGATGAGCAAAGATTTATGGTTACGGAAAAGGTCGTAAATATACAGGAGGGACGATTGGGTCTCTCCTATATATATAATGTGTAGCGATTGCTAAAGATGGATGCCGTACTTTCGTGATAGTTTGCGGAAGAAAGCCTTCTTGTTGGCGAAGTATCTGATTAACGACTTGTTCCACTTCTTTTCATGACCGAACTGGTCGTGGATGCCTTCTGGTATCTTGCCATCATGGACATACTTTTCAAAGGATGAGATAGACTTCCCCATTTCATTGGCACACCAGCCCTTGTTAGCTTGTGTGTCGTTGAGCATGGCGGTAAGGAGTGCCACCAGTTCCATATCGTTCTCTGAAAGACCGCAAGGGATTGGCTTGCCTTCCGCTTGGGCTACAGCTGATTCATGTGCCTTATCAGCAAGAGCACGAAGACCCGCTTCGATAATGCTGTAATTTACTAATTGCGACATAAGCGTATAGAATTAAAATGATTGTAATCAGGAAAATATCACAATAGAACATCTGATTTGTGACAACGACTGAGCCATACATGACGTGAATCACATTGACTCCTGCAATGTAGAGAATCGGTATGCGCCACTCTACACACAATCGGTGCAGCACCTGACCTTTCCAAAGAGAAATCGGGTAGAGAATGTAGGTGATGAAATAGAAGAACCAGATTGGCTCCTCGTTCTCTTCATACCAAAGGGTAATCTCCATCTTGTTGCTATAGAACTGGGATAGCCCATACCATCTAGCAATCATTACAAAGATAGGGGCATACTTGAAATAAAGCAAGTCTGTCTTAATCTTGCTGCGTTCAGGGAGAAGCTTTGTTATCTCTCCTATTAATTTCTTGACTCGTTGGTCTTTTTCATCTTGTTTCATAAGCTATAATTTTTGAAAGTTTATATTGTTGTTTGATTCCTTTGTTGATGTGGAAATCTGAGATATAACATTCTTAGATGCTGTAAATATAAAAAGAAATGTTGAAAGTTGTTTTATTTTTGATATTGTTTAATAGTTAAAGTTTTCAAATATTTACAGATTGATATTTTTGCACAGAAAATATGTGCTAAAAGTTTCGATTTGAAAGTAATTATCCCCCGAAAGCCTAATACTTTCAGGGGATAGTCATATATGTATTATTTCCCAGCCTTCGCCTTCTGGTTAGCCACAACCACCTTGTTAGCCTTCTCCAGCACGGCAAGAATACTTTTTCTCAGTTCACAAATCTGTTTCATGTCCTCAGCGTTGTAGGCATCCTTGCCATCATCTAAGAAACCTTTCTTCAACTCGGAAATCTCCTGCTTATCAAGGGAAATCTCGTCAATGGCATCAATGGCAGCCTTGTTGGTGTTGTAGTAGCCATCGCTCTGACTAGGAGCCGTATCAACCAATAGGTCGTAGGCAGACTTGAATCCGTTCAACTTAGTGTAGAGTTGTTTCAGCTTCAAGTCCTCGAAATCATCCTTCGGAGTAGCGTGAGCCTTATATATATCCTCGGCATTCAACTTGTGAGGTCTATACTCTTCCCCACTCTCCTCGGCACGCTCCTTCTTCTTGTCTTCCTCATACTTCTTCACCTTCACATCATCCTGCTTGTACTGCTTATACTCCTCTGAGTCATAGAACCGCTCCAGCATAGAGTAATCGCCATCCACCTTAGCTTGTTTCTTCAACTTGCTCAGAGTATTGGCTGCACGGTCATGATTATCCTTCATATTCCAGAACTCATCACCTTGTTTCTTAGTAACTGGTCTATCATCAGGATTGCTGACAAACTTGCTGAATAATGGAATATCAGCCATCTTGATTTCCTTCGGGTCATTGAGTGACTTGGTAAGAAGACCGAGCACCTGACTTCCCATCGTGTAAGCACCACCGAGATAAGAAGACAATACATGGTCAACCACGGCAGGGTTGTTCAGATTATACCTTGGGTCACCAAAGGCATCAATACTATTTTGCTGCACATCAGGATAGTCGTTTCCGATTGAGTTAACCATCTTGGATGCACGTACCAACCAATCAGGAGTGCCAACGTATGCCTTGGTGAAGTTCGGGTCATACTTGTTATACTCTGTGTCCTTGAATAATGGCTTGCCAGTGAAGTCAACATTGAAAGCCAACTCAAAGACTGGTCGGATAGCATTAGGCATCAGACTAACCGCAATATTGCCATCATATCCAGTCGGGTCGAGCGGTAGCATATCCACAACCTGACCCATCAAGTCTTCCGCATACTGACTCCAACTTTCTTCTGCCAACTCTCCGCCCATCATCTTGGATGCAATCATATCGCCTACTCCATAGAAAGCACGGAACTCCTGAGCCAGCGGAATCTTTACATATTCATGTGTGAATGGAATCCACATAATAAGGTTGTTTCGTCTATCCCACTTAGTGAACTGCCAGTATTTATCCTTATCATCATCACCGCCCAACAGACTCATCAGGGCAGCGTTAACGATAGGAACCAGCACTCCACTCGCTAACCATGATGCAGTAACAGCCGTGAACTTGAAAGGATGATGCTTAGCAAGCGCACCCAAGGTTTGCAAACTCTGTACTGCTGGGTTGATGAAGAGATAGAGGTTTCTAACCATCTGCCAGCCGTATTCGCCAGTACCCTTGCGGTTGAAGTTCAAGGTTACATCTTTGGCATCATTCACCGCTTCATCAATGGAACGACCATACTGAATAGAAGTCATGTAAACCGCAAATCGGTTACTGTCCTCAATCATTCTATTCAGGAACTCGATACCATCCATGATTGTATGCCCTACCTTTACTGGGTTCGCCTTCCATCTATCCAAATCCTTCAAATCTTTCTTGAATTTCTTCTTCAAGTCTTCCACGTCAAGAGAAGAGACAAAGCCAGTCTCGCCACCATTCATCATGAAGTCATAGAACATCTGTTCCTTCTTGGTAGCATTTCCGTTGCTTACCTTCTCTCTCAGCTTGCCGTTCTGATAATCTTTCAGCATGAATCCGAGATTCCAAGAGGTAGCCAGATTCTTTCTGAGCAGATAGTTGTATCTTCCATCCTCACGAATAGCGGTAGATGCCAGCGTCATGGTCAGGTCTCGGAAGTAGTTGGAAGGAATGAAGAGAGGTGAAAGACTGGTGTAGGCAGCAGCCATCTTTCTGCCCAACCAAGCAGCAGCCCTATCCAGTTTTCCGCTCTGAATCTCTCTTACTCGGTGTGCTCTAGTATTGTTCATCGCCTGAGCCAACTGAGGGTCACCATTCACATAGATAACATATTCCTCGCCATCCTTCATCACTCGCACCTCATGTTCTCTTTCCTCGCTATGAGTCTGAGGATAGGCAATGTTCAAGCCGTCTCTCTGCTGGGTAGCATCGCCAGTCTGAGCCATCTGCTCCATCTTCTGCTCAAAAGCATCAATAACAGCCTTCACCTGATTACTATCCATCTGAGAAGTAATCTGAGGTGTAGCAGGAATCCACTCTTCGTTTCCGTTGGCATCCGTACTCTTCACATACCAAGCCTTGCTCAGGGTCAGCAAAGAAGTTGGATGATTCTGTGCCAAGAGCATCAGGTGTTGCTTCACCCAGTTCTTGTTATTCAGCAGGATTCCACTCTCTGCCATATTCTCGATGTAGGCGATAGGGTCGTCAGCGATAGAGGTTCGTCCGTGTGCCGTCTTCAAGGTCTGATTGAACGCACCCTTGCCACCACCTACATAGTCCCATACTTGGTCGGCAGTAGTTCCATCCCAACCACGGAGAGGAATATAATGGCTGTACATATCACGCACATACAGATAAGTATCTTTGCTCATCATGCCAGCCTTATAGCCATCACGGAGAATCTTCTTGGTAGCCGCATTCGTAGCATTCCAAAGGTCTTGCACCTCAGCAACGTGCTTACTCTCAATATCCCTTACAAGTTTGTGGGCAGCTTCCTCAAAGTCCGAGCCACCGAAGAGAGCCGACAAGCCTGAGTAATCATAGACGATACCATTCTTATCATAGCGATAGTCCATATAAGAAGGAGAATATTTTGTTCTGAGAGCGTTATCTCTCTGTCTCCAAGTATTGAAATCCACTCTTCCAAACTCCAAATCGCTATCATTAATAATTCGATTCATATCGCCCTTGTAAGCCTTGTATGCCGCACTTCTCTGAGCCACATCTTCAAAGTCAGATTCCAGTGACTTCTTGAAAGCCATCTGAGCATCACGCTCCAAACCATGCTTAGCCATCATGTAGATACGAACATTGTCATAGCTATCACCCAGTATCTTCTTCATCTGATGGTAAGCCTTTCTGAGTGGCTGCAAGAACTCATTGTTGTATTCCTCAAATTCATTCTTACCCTTGCCATGACTTCTGTTCTCGGCAGTATAGGCATCCTCAGCCATGTTCAGGCGGTCAACACCCACTTCCTTCATGATTGCTTCCTGAGCCTTACGGATAGCCAGCATACTATCTTGGAAAGCGATACGTTTCAGCACAGAGCCACGCTGCAACTCTCGGTTGAACTCTCCAAGGGCAGTATCATCACTAAGAAGATGCTGCTCATAAGTTGGTGCAGTCTTCCACAGAGCCATCTGCTTGCGGTACTCATCCACTCTCCTCAGGAAGTCAACAGCACTCTCGCCAGCGTTGCGTTGTGGGATGGTTGGTCTCTGAGCATCCTTTGGCAGATTATTGTCCTTCTTCCACTGGTTCAAGTCGTGTTCAAACTTGTCATAGCGCAAGGAGAACTTTGTATTGCCATCCTCGGGAGTTGGTCGCAAGCTATTCTGTACAAGAGGAGCAATCACATGCTCGGTCAACTGAGTAGGGATTCCGTTGCCGATGATGGTATGGCTCAGGTTCTCAGAGAATGGCATCTTGTAATCATCGCTCACTCCTGATACTCTTGCGAGCACTCTACCCATGGCACGATATACCTTGCCGTCAGGCATCACAATCACATCACCACTCTTGGTTCTGAGTGTTGGCAGGAGTTCATCAGCGAAGGCATGAGGAATCTTGCCGTCAGCGTAGGCACTACCCATCACATACAATGGCTTATCAATGTTTCGCCAGTCAATACCATCAGCCTTCAAGCGGACATCCATCCAATTAGCAACACCATTCTTCTTCTCGGTTAGGGTCGGGATAATATCAGCCACAGCTTCATACCATCCGCTCTTATGTTCCATCTTCTTTGGTTTAGCAGGGAGTTTACCATCACGAACCGCACGGACAATCAATCTCTCTCGGTTGGTATATCCGCCAAAGTCAGCAGCGTTATAGACATCTGCATCCCAAGTATATCCGTTGGCATCAAGCGCATCCGTGATAGTCTTCATGGCATCCGAATCCTTATATCCCTTCACATTCTCAATAGTCACCACCTTTGGCTTAACCGCATTGATAAACTCCGCTGTACTAGCAGCAGTCTCCTTGTCAAGTTCTACCTCAGCATGGTTATTCTTCGCCTGAGAGTAGTTCTTGCAGACTGGGCTAGCATGGAAATACTCCACCTCTCCATCAATCTGCTTTACCAATTCTTTAGGGTCAACGTCACGTACATCAGCAGTAACGATGTGCTGCCCGAAGTTGTTGCGATATACTCCGCTTATCTTCTCGTCATACTCCACTGCCACCACTGGGTCGATGATACCCTTCAAGCCTTCCTCAACAAGACCGCCACCACTAAAGTAGGTTCCAGCCTTAATGAGAGTGCCAGCCTTCAGGGAGAACTTAGGTTCCTCGCCAGAAATCTCTGCCTTGCGGTTCTCGCCCAGAGCCTGAGCAATATGAATCATCTTCTTGTTAGCCATCTGCCAACCGCTCGGCATATCATCAATGGCAGTCTTGATAGCATCATCCACCTCATCAGGAGTGTTCAGACTCTTCAAATCCTCAGCCATATCAGCCGCCCCACTCTCCTTTCCGTCAGCCATATCACGTAGAGAGAAGGACACATCGCCCACGCCCAAGAAAATCTGGTCTTTACGAGCCACGTCCTCAGTAGATTCAGCGAGAGTCTTTCTTCTCTCCTCAGGAGTCATGTTCAATCGGGCAGATACGTTACGAGCTTCCACCTCGCCAGCAAGAGACTTGTAACTATTGAAATCATCATTCTTCTGATAAGCATTATAAAGACCTCTGTTCTTCTCAATCAGAGTCTTTGCTTCATCTTCCTTACCTTCTGCACGTAGCTGCTTAATCTGTTTGGTGACCTCATCAAACCTCTTCTTGACCTCACCTCTAACCAATCTAGGACTACCGCCCTTGGCAAAGCCTTCAATATCCTGAATAACGTGCTGAATCTCGTGATTCAATATGCCATTCATATATTTCAACTCATCAGCATGAATGGTAATGGTGTTGGTCTTTGAATTATATTCACCATTTGAAGGCATATCGTTCATAATGGCATCCGTATCAATACGCACATCTTTCAACTGGGGATAAGCCTTAAATAATTCAGGTGCATCAATCACATTAGATAGTTTACCACCATTCCAGAGCATATCATCCTCGTAACGCTTAACGATGTGCCCACCGCCTACGTCCATCGTGTCCTTTATCTTGGCATCAGGCATTTCGTATCTCCACTTGCCATCAGCACCACGCTCCCAACCAGTAGCCATCTTGATTGCCTTGGCATCCTTCTTCTCCTCTTCCATCTTGCGAGCCACAGAGAGATTATCCATACGAGCAGTACGCTCCTCTGCCTTGTCAGCAGCAGCCGCACCACGCTCGCCAGCAAGAGAGAATCGGATATTGTCGCTGCTATTTATAGCTTCATTGAAGGCACGACTGCGGTCACCTTCCTTATTCGGGTCGTAGTCATACATTGGTAAGCCAGCATTCTCTATACCCTTGCGCACATCTTCGCCCAAGTTATCAGGAACCACAGCAGCAGCAAACTCATTAAGGCGTAGAGGTCTGTTGTACTTAGTCTCAAAGTACGCACTCTTCAACTCTGTCTGTACTGCATTCTTCAAGGCATCCAGTTTCTTCATAAAGGTAGGAGTAAGGGTAATGCCATATTCTTTCTTGGCATACTTCTTAGGGTCAGACTGCAATACAATATCGTGAAGTCTCTGCTCGCCATAAAACACATCATTATACAAGAACTTGGCAAGGTCATAATAAACCCCATTCCATTTCTCGTAAAACTCTTCCTTATCCTTATTAGAAGACAACTTATCCTTGTTGGCACGCATTTCGTCTGTAGAATCAACACGACTAGCCAACTTTGCGATAAAGCTACCAAACGAGGTATATTCACTTCCATTGGTCTGCCCATCTGCTTCTTCCCTCATAGCCTTTGAAACATTTTCAAGAGTCTCAGGCACATACTTTCGGGAACCATCCTTAGTATAGCCACGGAAGATACGGTTCTTCGTTCCGAACTCATCCAGTTTGTTCTCCTGCCATCTGATGTAATCATCATAAAGACCATTCTTGTTGACGTAATTACTTGCCTTCACCTTAGAGAGATAGAAATCATACTGCTTTGTGTCGTTGTGCTCCTTCACAATATCCTCAACAACCTTCTTCACATCTTCCATCTTTGGATTTCCATCATTATCAAGCAAGGTAGGTTTATAGTCACGCTCAAAGATTTCCCTAGTCTGTTTTCTTACTTGTGGATGGATAGGGCTAGCCTTAACACCGGTCTCCTTGTATATCTTTCTTCTGACTTCCAAAGAAATCTTTTCCCATGTAGGGTGAATGATGGTATGCTTAGCCAGCCCCATTACCTTTTCTTTCAGTTCAGGGTCAGTCTTCATACTGTTCAGAATATCCTCAGCAGTAGGATGGTCGCTGATAATTTCTTTCCAGCGATAATCAATTCTAGAATCATACTCCTTAATATCAATACCCTTTTCCTTCAAGTACATCAATTCCCAAGCAGGAGCATTATTGTTGCTCAGCGCATCCTCTGCCTGTCTCTTAATCTCAGCCTTAGCTTCACTTGGGTATTCAAGGCTATCAACCCAGTCTTTAAACTTCTGACTTCCCTTTTCACTCATTTCACGCTCAATAGAAGGGTATCGCTGAGTATAGGCATCAGTTATCCAAGTACCGCCAGTATTGCCAGTACGCTTATCCAAAAGGGAAGAAGGAGCGATGAAGGAAATCTCTCCAAAGTTGTCGTGACCACTCTTGCTTGTGTCAATAACGGCAAGGCTAGGATTGGCAAAACCACCCAGCTTCAAAGCCTTTCTCAGTTTCTCCTCGGTAATGTTATGCACTCCTGCAAGAGTTTTCTCATCCTTCAAAGAGAAGCGAGGTTCTGCTACTGCCTTAATCTGTCTATCCAAGTCTTTGTACTTATTAAAGAGACTATCCAACTCATCCTGATACTTCTCGAAAGATTTGTCTCTCAAATCATTCCAAATATCTTCAGGAATATCGTTTTCAGAAGACAAACCATGCTTATCCATATACTCCTTCATCAGTTGCTTGTTGTATTCAATACGCTGTTTGCTCTTCGAGTTGTATGAATCCTCTACTTCCTTTAGTTCCTTTCTCAATCCAGCAGTCTTCTCTCTGTTAGCCTCACGTTGCTTGAAAGCCTTATATCTATCCTTATAAGTAACAGACGATGGTTCATCTTGCTTGTATTCGTGATACTCAGCACCACTTTCGTTGTCGGCATTTTTGTTTGCTTCAACATCTGGAGCATTGAACTCGCTAGGTACATCACCCTTCACCTCATTCACTTGGTCATCAAAAGGTTGGTCAAGGTCAAAGAGTTTGTAATTACCCCAAGCATCCTTATACACATCATCCAATTCATTTTGAACCGCCTTGTTATAGAATCGTCTCCATCTGTCAGCCAACACTTTCTTCTCGTAATATTCAGGAGATTTTGAAGGATTGCTCATGTCCACCAGAGCATACTGAGCATACTTGTTAGGACGGAGTTTAGAAGCATATTCATAAGCATCCTCAGCCGCTTTTCTCTGCTCCTCATTCTTGATTGAGAACTTCAAAGAAGGATGGTTCAAGAACTCCTCGAAAGTTTTTGGCTCCTCAACATCAACTTTTTCTTCATTTTCCTTGGCAGTTTCAGAAGAATTGTCTATCTTTGCAGCAGACAAGTTGACCGTAGGGTCGGAAAGGGCACCGACCTCTTCCTTATTGGAAGGCAGTATGAGGAGTTGCCCGTCCTCACGGTCAGCTTGCTTCTTTATTTTTTCCAATCCTCTTTCGTCAACGAAGTGCCAATGTACGATTTCCACATTATCTTTATTAGGATTTACCTCTAATAATACTGTGCGATTATTACCCTTCTCATCCTTTGTGTTGATAAGTACCCAATTATATGGTCTAGTTTTCTTTTGATTCTGACCATACAAATCAGTATTGTATAAAGCAGACTTAAAGATTGTTTTACTCAATTCAGGAGTAACATCTTTATGTCTCATATAATTACGCTCAAAGATGTTCTTCTTGATAACAACTGGCTTTCCTTCTGTTCCAATAGCATCAGCAATCTTCTTTGGCAAGCTAGGCAATTCTACATTTCTAGTAGGATGCAAGAAGTCTTCATCCGTCAATTCATCAACGGACTTAATCTTATCCAGCTTCAACGTGCCATCCTGATTCAGAGGATTCCCCTGATTATCCTTCAATGAGAACTTGGTATGACTAGTAATCTGGGCATTGTTCTCGTCAAATATAACATAGTTCATCTTGCCTTCCTTGTTGCCGCCAGTATTACGCTGAGCGATAACCTTCACACCGACAAAGCCAGCCTTGGAGAGAAATTCGCTTGCAGCCTTGTCGCTACCTAGGGCATTCGTCAAATCTCTATAAAGTTCCTTGCCAGTAGTCAAAGTTGGTTCAAGCCAAACCTCATGTTCGTTACCATCAATCTTGTAAGTATCATACATACCAACCTTCTTGTACTCCCAGCCATCAGCCTTGAATACCTTTGGCAGACGCATAATCTTAGCAGCACCTAAAGGCTCATCCCAGCCGATGTAGTTGCGACCAGTATCATCAGGAATATCAACAGAGTAGAGGTTGCGTGGTTTCTCCATGGAATCCAACTTCTTCTGCAAAGCGTCAACCTTAGTTTTTACATCTTTGATGTCACTTTCCTTAGTTTTTATACTCTGCTTATATCTTTTAACCTGTTCGCTATAATACTCAACATCAGATTCATACATATCAACACCTAAACCAGTGCCACTTTCCTTTGCCTTTGAAAGTTCTTCCTTAGCCTCATCAAGTCTTGATTGGTACAAATCTACATAGGATTTTGCATCTTTCAACTCATCCTCCAATAAATCAAGACCAGACTTTGTATCTATCAAATCCTGTGCGACAGTATCATAGTCCTCATTAATCTTGAAGTCAGAAGGATTCAAATCTTTCAAAACTTTCAACTCATCTTGAACTTGTTTGGCTTTCATCTTCGCAAATGGGGTGTCGCCAACGGATGCAAGTTTCTTCTCATCAGCATCTATCATCTTTGATATAGCCTCTTTTGCGGAAATATTAAACTTATCCATATCAAGGGCAACTTGATAGATAATTGATGGAGTTTTATACGTCATAGGCTTACCTTGATACATCAGTCTTGAAGGCGCATTCTTTTTTGCATTTGCCTTGGCATAAGCCTTAGCAATACCTTCCACCTCGCTCACATAGGTTCCCCAGCCATAAGCCTGCGCACCTTCGCCACTGCCCATGAAGGAATGGTCGAACTTGTCGAATGATGCTTGTGAGCCATGATAAGTCTTGATGGAGAACTTAGGAGCATCAGCTATCTCCTGATTGATGCTGTTCACAACATCATCAGTAACAATATCGCCATCCTGAATCTGCTGAGGTTCACGACCAGCGTTCTTCACAAGTTCCGCTTGCTCTGCTCTGGTCAAGATACGGTTCACCTTCATCGCACCAGTAATCACCCAAGGGTCAGTCTCGGGGTTCGGATTGGTACGATACATATAATAGCCATCAGTAGGCAGATGCTTCAAGCCAGCTAATGAATGCTGATACTTGCCAGATGGATTGATACCCTCTTGGCGAGCTTCCTCCTGATAATCTACATCAGCGGCATACTCCACCTCAGCGAAGACGAAGTTCTTAGGGAAGAGAGTCTTGTTTCCCTCTGCATCCTTGCGGTTGAACTGGATAGCATAAGGCACGACACCAAGATGCCAGCCTGGTCTATAGGCTAGCTTACCACTACCGCCTTGTGTACCCTTTCCACCCTGCTTAACCTGAGGTCTGCCAGTCTTGCTTTCTCCTGCAATAGGAGCAGCATCAGCATCGAGCCATACACCAACTGGAGTGGCTGCACCATCAGGGTTCGCTACCATTGGTGGATAGAGTTTACCATCCTTCAGCACGAACACCTTGTAGCCAATACCCTTCTTCTTAGGCTCAGGCTTTTGACGGAGAGAGAAGGAAACATCTTCGCCAGTCTCAGTGTTCGTCACCTGACCATTGGCAGTCTTCACGTAGGCTTGTTCGATGGAACGGATGATATTCTTGGTTACATCGCTATACTCTGTACCATAGAATGCCAACTTAATCTTCTGCAATATCTCATGGATAGCAGCGAGCAGAGGATGGGACATCTTCATAGCGAGAGTGTGAGCCAAGTTGAGGTCACGAATCATTTCGCCTACCGCATCAGCAACAACCTCCTCAGCATAGTAATCTCTAGCACGTCCAGAGAATCCAGCATCAGAATATCTCTTCATAGTCTCATCTACCGCCTTATCGAAAGCATCACTACCATAAGTATCAATCACAAGCTGAGTCAACTCATTGTATGCAGCAGGATTCAGATTCTTAATTTGGTGTGTCATTTCGTGACCGAAGATAAACTGAGCACCTTCCGTGATGGAAGAGTCAAGGGTGATGAATATGGTACGATGAACGTTACCATCAGCATCTTTGGTCTCCTGAATCCAGCCGTTACCCAACTTATCAGAGTACTGCCATTGAATGCTAGCACCCATCATCTTAGCCAGTCTCTCAAAAGCCTTGCGAGTCTTCTGCCCCACGATGTTATCAACGACCTTCATATCGTCCACCTTATTCTTCTCTACATCAGCTTCACGTTCAGATGTTGTCTGCTGTGTGCCATTCTCCTTAGCAGAGAAAGGAAGGTCTGTCTGGTCTCTCTGTGCTCCAAGAGGATTCTCATCTGTAGCATCCTCAGGAACCTCAATAGTATCACTACCCTCCCTTAACTTATCAGGGAACTTTGTCTGCTCAGGAGCATTTATATTCTCATTTATATTGTCATTTATCTTCTCATTCTCTTCATCATTATACTCATCAGAGTTATATCTTTCACCTTCCTCAATTCGAGATTTGATGATGCCAGCCACCTTCGCTACATTATCCATGGTAATTTGTGGCAGCACCGAGTCAGGATTTACACCATCATATTGTGATACGTTTCTGTAGTTATTATCCAATGGTTTCAATCGGCTACTCCATTCACTACCCTTGTCAGCATAAATCCATCCATGACCATTATCCTTGAAGTCAACATGAACACCTTCAAGACCAGCATCAGCTATAGCAGAATCTAATGCACTCTCAATAGCATTGATGGCATCAGTCAAAGGTTTGATGAATGCTCGGTTCTCACTATATGTTTCATCCTTCTTCTTAGCCATTTTAGCCTGAGCCAACTGACTAGAGAGATAGCCGTGACCAAGTGTGCTTGCAAGCAGGGCATCAGTCAATTCCTTCTGAGCATTAGCAATAGCTTTCTTATCACCGCTCTTCACCGCTGCCTTCAAAGCATCTGAATAAGGTGCAATCTGTTTTATTGCTTGTTGCAGAGATTCATTATAAGCCTTAGCTTTCTTGCTCTCTTCTACACCTTCTCTTCGCTCATACTCGTCTGCGGTCATATACTCAAAATCTTCGTCTATATTCAGCAAAGCATCAGATACCTCTTTAAATTCTTCGTCAGAAAGAGTCTTCAGAAGTTCATCTATTTCACGATTAATCTTATCATATTCTTTCACGTTATCAGGATTGTCTAAGATTTCCTCTTGCTTTTTAGCTAAGTCAACAATCTTATTGAAAGCTTCGCTATGAGTTTTCTCCTCAGCCTTCTTCTCTTCCTCCTCCTGCTTAGCCTTCTCTTCTTCCTGCTTAGCCTTCTCTTCTTCCTGCTTAGCCTTCTGCTCCTCAGCGTATGCAGCGTTTTCAGCTGCCTTCTTCTGCTCTTCAAGAATATTCTCAGCCTGAGCGATACGAAGATTTTCAATGTAGTTTCTAGCTTCCGAAGCCTTGAAACCACTAGTGAGCACATCAATAAGAGCATTACGAATTTCCTGCGTGTCAAGAGATTCAAGGTTAGATGGACGATTCTCCCACAGACTATGTACAAGGTTGTCTATGGTAGTTCCCTTGCCGTCAGCAGCGAGCAACTGAGTCTTAGCAAAGTCTTCTCTGCTCAATCCAGTTTCTTGCTTAACACCCTTGCTTGTCTCTGTACCCTCATAGTTGAGAGAGTGAGCACCGAGGTTGCTAGCCACATACTCCTCAGCAGTAAGCGGAATCGTATCTGTCACATCAATGCCAGTACCATCATACAGACGATGCAGCAGAGTGCCGATAGTTTCCTTATAGATTTGAGACACAGCCTCAGCATCATTCTTCACAGCACTCTTCAAGCGAGCAAACTTTCTTCTTGCCTTCTCAATGAGTTCCTTTCTACCCTCAGCAGTATCTTCCACCTTGGCAAGTTGTCGCTCATTGTAAGCATCACGGATAGCGATAGCAGAGTCATAAGCCGCCTGAGCATCAGCAATAGCCTTCTCCTTTGCATCCTTTGCAGCCTTCTGTTCCACGAAAGTCTTACCCTTCACGGTCATGTTGCTAGCCTTGTCGAGTGCCTTCTTTGCATCAGATACCCATCCACTGATTACGCTATCTGCATCCTCACCAAACTGGGAGTCATACAACTCAGCAGTCTGTGCGGCAGTCAGCTTCGTGAAGTCAGGATTGCCATCCTCCAGCATAGGCACGATGGTTCCATCTTCAAGAGTAATGGAAGGAGCAGCAGGAGTCTGTTCTGTTACAGGAGTCTCAGCAGATTCAGGAGCAGCAGTCTCGCCCTCTATTGTCGGATTCTCCACCTCTATCTCACCTCTATTCTCTCCACTATTATCCTCTATCATTGAGGATTCAGCCATAGCCTGCTTGTACTCATCAAGCGACATTGAAGTAATTATGCTCACATTCTTCTTGCTCACAGCATGAGGAACGAGAGAGCCATCACTCTTCAACTCAACTACCTTAGCTTTAGCACCTGTATCACGAATAAGGAACAATCTAGAGTCTGGATATTTAGTATTACCATCCTTATCCAGCACATCAACGAGGACAACATTTCCATCATCATTAAGAATCTGGTTGAAGTCAAATGAGGGTTGAGCCTCCTCTGTCTGTTCTATCTCCTGATTCTGCTGCTCAGCACGTTCCTTCTCCATCTGCTCACGCTGAGCCTTGGCAGCTTCCAATCTTTTCTGGTCTTCCAAGTCTTTCAAGTTCTGTAAGTCTTCAAGCGAATAAGGATTCTCCACCACGTTACCATCAATAGAAATAGCAGCAGTACCATCACCATAGTCAGCAAGCACCTCATAAATATGTTCCATACCATCAGCACCAGTCACTTTAAACTGAGAGCCAACTTCAACGGTTCCATCAATGATGCCAGCCACTTCCTTGATAGCAATCTCTTTTGCGTCAGCTACCGCCTGAGCCTTCACATCATCAGCAGGCAGTTCTTCGCCCAGTTCAGCGAACATCAACGCATCAGCATGTTCTACACTATTCGTCGTAGGGTCATAATAGAGAATCATATCATCGCTATTGCTTACATCAATAGAGCCATCATCATGAGTAGCAATATTACCACTGATAATATATACACCATAGTCTTCCTGTCCGCCAGATGCCTTAATGGTAGCGTTACGGACTGAGCCACGGCTCTGGTCTGTGTACATATCAACACGTTGTTCTGCCTGATGAGCAGCAAAGTCAACCTTGTCTTGTGCATCATCAACCACACCTTGGTAGCGAGCAGAAGACAACTGGTAGTCATAGATAGCTTGGTCAAGTTTATCATCCTGTCCTGCTAAGGATTCCAACTCCTCATCACTCATAACAGATAGCTGCTGCTCAGAGATACCCAATGCTGCTGCAAGAGTCTTCATCTGGTCTTCCTGCTGAATCTGAATATCATGTTTGTCTGCATCATCAGCATCATGCCCCTCAGAGTAAGCGTTATCAATATCTGTTTGATGCTGTTCCTCAGGAGTTGTAGGCTCATTGGTAATCTCCCTTGCATTCATTTCAGAAGTTTTGGCAATATTGTAGCCACGCATCTTCATCAGGTTCACACCATAGTTAACAGCAGCATTAATCTGTTCCTTGGTCATTGTATCTCTCTGACGGAGAATGCCAGCCAGCACACTACCCATCTGCTCGTTGGTTGCATTGTCTATTTTATCCTTGACGTCTGCCCAGTTATCGCCAATAAGGTTCTGTGCATCACTATCAGCCACGTCCAACTTGTGTCTGAATCGGTAGTACTGAGCACGATTGTACACACCCTTCACTGGTCGGGAGCCAGCACCCATCGCATACATAGAACCAACAGAGATAGCCATACCGCCAATAATATCGAGTTGTTGCCTAGCATCAAGAAGGTCGCTCACCTTACCTTCACCATCCAGCAGGGCATGAAGAGGAATACCAATTTCCTCCTCCATCACTTCCTCAGCGAAACCATTGATACCAAACTTCTCCATCCACTTCTTGGAATTGGTATACCATCCACTCTTGCCGATATTCTTAAAGAACTCAGCAGAAGCATTCATGCCATGTTTCTCCATGAAGTTGACAGCACCCTTCTTGATACCATAGTTGTGACCAAACAACTTCTCTGTGTAGTTCTCCACCATGGCAGAGGTCAGCCCCTTATAGAGAGCAGTACCCATAGACTCACCACCTTCATGCAGGAGGTTTCCGTTCTCATCAAATGTACCGAACTTATAATCGCCCTTCTCATCCTGATACAGATTACCTAGATGTCGCTGCATGATGTCTGCACCAGTCTTCAACGCTTGCTCAGTTCCAGCCATCGCATACGAGCCGATTACATCGCCAGCCACGATACCAGTGTTCTTCAAAATTGCAGCACTCACCTTACCCATGCCACGCTTAGCAGCAAACTTCAACGCTCCACGACTGATACCCTTGGTAATACCACCATAGCCGCCAGTCAGGAAGAAGTCAGCCATAAATGGTAATGACTGCCCTGCAATCTTCGTCCAGCGATAGATATTACCCATATTCTCATCTTCAAGAGCCGCAGCAGCATCCGCACCCAGTTTACTTTTCAAGAGCATCTTATCAGAACCAGAGAGAGGAATGTTGTTATCCATCTTTGTCTTGATACGTTCCATCTGCCCCATGGTAGCAAAATCAGTCAGACCGAAATCCCAAGTCTTGGCAGTAAAGGCAGTATTGTCAAAAGCCTTCAAAGCATCCTCACCCCAGCTACTTGTAGGGTATTGTTTCACCGCTTCAAGCGCACCAATCTGCTCAGTAACCAGAGAAAGAGAGGTTGCCAACTTATTCCTATAGTCACTCTGCTCAGCAGTTCTTCCGTTACTTGCACCGATACTAGCACCATAAGAGAGTAAAGGATTTCCGTGTTGACGATTATCCTCAGCGATAAGAGCTTCAATCTCCTTCTTTCGGGCATAGGCATCAGCCAGTTTCTTGTCAAACTGCTTTTGAGCACCCTCCTCAGTAAGGTATGTTCCATTCTTGCCGATGTTCTCCTGCAAGTCATAGTTACCATTTTGGTCACGCACATCTAAAACAGATGGTATCTCACCTGTATCTACCGCTTGCTGATAAGCGTTATTCTGCTGGTCAAGGATAGCTTGTTTCTGCTCAGCATCATTCTGAGTATAAGCATTCTCGTTGTCCGAGGTAACGTATGCGCCAGTCTTTCGAGTCTCAGGATTGTAAGCGAAATCATCCTTCACCACATTGTTAGCATCACCACCGAAGGGAGTCTGATGTGTACCCAAGTTCACACGACCAAAATCCTTCTGTTGTTTCTGCTTGCGTTGTTTCAGTATGTTGTATCTGCCAGCATTGTTCATTGTATGCTGAGCACTAGCCGATATAGCTGCTGCCCCAGCAGAGAAACGAGCACGGTCAGCAGCACTCATAGGAACACTACCGCCCTTCGCTCTTGATGAAGTCTTGCTTCTAGGTTCAAAAAGTGCAGAATAGAAACGCTCATAAGTAGATGGAACATCAAAGTTCTGAGCCTTCAAGTTCTCATAGATAGCGTGTCTGTTGTCTGCACCACCCTTTCCGTCTCTTGTCAGAGCACTCTCAAACTTATTGTAATCATCAGGCACATCATAGTTCTGTGCTTTCAGATTCTTGTATAAAGTGTATAATGGTCTTTCTGCCATGATATATATATTTGTTTGTTACCAAATTCTTGTTACCAATTTACGCCAGTCTTCTTCTTGCCACCCTTGTTGGATGATGACGTATGGTTCTGTTTATGCTTACGCTGATAAGCTATCTTCTGAGCCTTCTTTCCTGCTGCCGTCTTAGGGGAGTAACCCATCTTCTTCACTTCCTTTGCCGCCTCAGCCATGCCCTCAGGGTCTTTTTCCATCAAATCCATATACTCATCAACCTCTCCTGAGTAAGAACCCTTTCTTGAACTGCCACTGCCCGACTTGTTGGCACGGATTCGACCAGTCGCAGCATTGATACGCTGAATAGCCTCCTGTGCTTGCCAATGAGAAATCTGACCATCAGCCAGAGCCTTCTTGATAGTCAAGACTGCCTTCTTGTAATCAGCATCAGTCTGATACTTCATCTTCGACAAGTCAAGTCTTCTGTTACCTTGGTCTATTCTCTGCTGTCCTTGGTCAGCCTTCACCTTGTTGATGTCGTTCTGCATATCGTGATACCTCATCTGCTCAGCGAGAGTCAGGTTATTCTTTCTCGCTTCCTCATCAAGAGCAAGTGCCCTCTGATACCCAGCCAGCCATGATGCCCGATTCTTTTCTCTCTGAGCATCCATATAAGCCTTGCGTTTATTCACCGCCTTAGTCATATCCGACTCAGGATTGTGTACCACCTTTGCACCTTTGGTAGCGAAGTAGATATTGGATAGTGCACGGAGACCATCACCCAGAGCAGCGATACGAGCCTTGGTACGCTCCTTCTTCTCTCTGTTCGCCCTCTGCTCAGCAGTCTCATTCAGTTCAGGATTCAGCATCTTATACATATCAGCATAAGATAGCTGCTTAGGCTGAGGTTTCGACTCCTCCTTCTTCACGATAGGGACAGACGGTTTATCATCCTCATCACTTGGCGCACCCTGATTCACATCTACACCATTGGCGATAGCTTGCTGAGTAGCGATAGTCTTACCCCTAGCCGCCTTCATAGCATCATCGGTAGGAGTAGCAGCATTCATCTGGTCAACCTTCTTGCCAGCCGCATCAAGTTGCTGCTGGGTGAAGACTGGAGCCTGAGTCTGTGCCACCTTCTGAGCAGCATCCACCCCACTCTGCTGCTTGTTGAGCACACTCTGTGTAGTCTTCAAGCCATTGTTTGAACGTAACATATCTGATGCTTTCATAGGCTATGCTTTAATCTTCTTTGGCGCATTGTCACCAATCATATTATTCAAGTCATTTGCTACTTGCTGTTGGGTAGGAACCGCACCCACCTTAGCATCCAACTTAGCCATATCTGCATCGGTAGGCTGTACCACGTCAGGACGAGCCACCTTACTCTTACCAGCACCACTATCAATAGTTGCAGCGATGTTGGCAGCAGTACCAGCCACACCTGCAACCGCATTGGCAGTATCAGCAGCCTTCTCAGCTTCAATACCCATCTGTTGGTTCTGCAACTGATTTTTTCGTTCTCTATACTGCTGCTCGATGCTATCCTTTCGGGCATCATTTGCAGCCACAATCTGTGAGGTAGTGTCCGCAAGAGTCTTGTTGTTCGCCTCCTTTACCGCAGTAGTAGAGTCTTCCGTACCACCCATCACCGCTTGTCTGCCCTTGGCAGCCTTGTTTCTGTTCTTAATCTGCTCCTGCATCTTGGTGAGCAAGCGCACGGTATCAGCACGCTTGGTCGGGTCGGCATTGTATGTTCTGTCATACCATGCCTGATTTTCTTTCTGTTGCTGGGCAATCATCTGTTCCTGCTTACGTCTCGCCTTGCGGTTAGCTACACCACCAGCGATACTACTTGCAAGTCCAAGACCTGCCCCAATTAATGCTCCTAACATATATATGTATTTTAATTATTAATAATGTGGCAAAGTTAATAATACTAGCCGAAAATCATATTTTATCCGTTAATACTCGTGCTGCTGATTCAATTATTAACGGATAAAACTCGCATATAAATAATAATTAGTACCTTTGCAGCATTAATAGACAAGAAAATATGGCAACAGAAAGAAATTCTAGAGGTCAGTTCGAGAAAGGACGAGCAAAGACTGGAGGAAAGCAAAAGGGATATGAATCTCCTATCAAGAAGGAGTTTCGTGAACTCTGTGCCGATTTTTCCAGAGAGGCTTGGGATGATTTTATGGAAGCTTGGAATAAGTGCGAGCCTAAAGACAAGGTATCAACTTTCATCAAAATACTGGAGTTTAATTGCCCTAAGCTACAGACCGTCACTCTTGACGATAAGCGTGAGGTTCACAATGCGCTTACCGAGAAGTTAAGACAGATGTCAGAAGAGGAAGGATGATTCTTTTTCGTTTAAATAGTACGATTGTTTTTTCATAGGTTTTAGGTTTAGTGGTTTTAAGATTGTAAGTTAGGATAAGAGTAAGGGGAATGCGTGAGCACTCCCCTTCTTGTTTCCAATTCTTTCCAGTTGTTTCCAAATTGGAAAGATTCACTATCAGCGACCGCCTCTAGCCCTTCTATCCCCAGCCATGTCCGTCTTGGAACCACGATTCACCGATGATGGCTTATACCTGATGCCAGACTTCGTATGAGATGCGTCCATACCCTTGCGTGAAGCTGCCCCATACTTCTTATCGTGAGCAGCGTTTTGCCGAGCCAATTCCCTACGCTTAGCCTTTTGAGCAGGAGAAGACTCAAACTTAGTGTCGTAAGCAGCCTTCCTAGCCCTAGCTGCTGGGTGTGTCTGATAATATCTTGCTGATTCTGATACCATATCTATCTCCAATAAAGTTCACGATGTTCCTTCTTCAACAAATCACCAGTTCTACACCACCAATCATTTGGACTCGCTTTAAGATACTCTTCCAGAACAGGGCAGTTCTCTTCGTGAGTAAGGTTTGGATGAGAGGTAGGCTTGAACTGATGCACACACAGCAAGTCTGCATGATTGCCACCATAAATGCTTGGCGGCATAACATCTTTCGCCTGATGCCATACCTTGTTGAGGTCAATGAGGTCAGCCCCATCCAGTTCCTTCAAAGCATCATCAATATTACCCAGCACACGATTCAAGACTTCTGCCCTATCCGTGCCGCCCTTAGCAATTAACCACTTGGCATCACTCAGGGCACTTCTAATCAATTCATTCAATTCCATAAGCTATTTATTTTTAATATTCTGAAATATCTCTTTCAATTTTTCTCTTTGCTTTTCGATTCTATCCCTCTTCTCCTTTTTTGTAAGTTTCTTAATTGGAGGGTAATCTTTGACAGCTTCAACAAGCAAGTTCCTTATATCATCAACAAAAACTTCGGTGTTACTAATACGAAGTGTTTTAATGTTTAAACCCAAAAGTTCTTTATCTCTGATTTTGTCTTTTTCTTGTCTGTCAGCATGAGACCACCCATCAACCTCAATAGCGACCTGAATGCTTGGAAGATAAATATCTATAAAATATACATGGTCGTTAACAACTATAGGATGCTGTATCTTTGCCGACTTTTTATATTTTCGAGGCAACTTCTCTAACAAGAACCTCTCCGCTTTAGGGCGTGTAGAAATTAATTTTCTACGATTTTCCCTTATCCAAATCTCTAATTTTTTATTCATATACTATAAAATTTAAAATGGATAGATTTTTGATTCCTTTGGATTCTAGGTTCCCCTTAACGCACACGTGTGTGAGCGCATCAGAAAACCTAAGATGTCATGGATGAGTTCCGTCAACCCCCATCATCTGGTCACTTGATAATTCTACATCAGTTAACCTAAGCAGCATAAGGAGTAGATTCCCCTCCGCTCGTCTTCTGCTATTAGTTCCTACGATTTGCCATGCGGTCTTCCTTGCAATTTATAGACTTGATGAATCGGAAGGTATCTAGCCCATAGTCTTCCATCTTGTCTTGTCAAAAACTCTGGGATAAAAAAGAGGAATCCCAAGGTCATGTTGCGCTAACCAAGGGATTCCATATCTCGTAGGCTTAAAGCCTGAAAGGAGGACAAATCTGTATGTGTCAATCGCAACTTTGACAATGCAAAGATAGAAGCTTTTTCTGAAACCACCAAATGCTAAAAAGAGTTAAATGTAAATGAAATTGGATTTTTAGGGAAATAGATATACATTAGATATACGAAATGGCACAATGTTAATCTAAGTTAAAGTCTTTTCAAAAACTAATTGTGAATAAGATTTAATTCGTATCTTTGTTGTGGGCAAGTTAGTTACTTTGCAAAGATTAACACTTCATTGTTGCTATTTTGTTACTCATCTAAAATAAAGAAACTCATAACCATCTATAAATCAAACATTTAACTAGTAAAATAAATCATATTGGAATAATAAAGATAGTAAATAGCACACCTTAACCCATCTGTTACCTAATGTATATCAAATGTATATCTAAACTTTTAGTTATCAGCACTTTGCCTTTTCGGAAAATTAATTTTCCGAAAGCTAGATATACATTACCTATACATCAGATACGTGTTAGTTTTGTTACTATTTTGTTACCCAAAACTTGCGAGTAACAAAAAAAATGCTTATCTTTGCAGCAGATTTATAAAAGAAAGGCTTATGGGAAGGAAGAAAACAATCGAAAAAGAACCTGTCACTATCAGATTCAAGGAACTTGCCAACGGAAACAAGAGTGTCTATCTAGACATCTACAAGGATGGCAAGAGAACCTATGAGTTTCTGAAACTCTACATCGTACCAGAGGTGGGTAGAGGTAAGGCAGAGGCAAGAAGAAAGAATGCAGAAACAATGGCTACCGCCAATGTTATCAAGGCTCAGAGAGTACTGGACATCAAGAACAGCATTTCAGGTATCATGTCCGTCAAGAGCAAGATGAAGCTCATGGACTGGATAGACAACTTCAAGACTTATAAGATGAAGACATCGCAGTCTCCAAGCAGAATTGCAGCGCAGATAGAATGCGCCCGAAAGCAACTCATCGCCTACAAGGGAGATAATATCAAGCTATCCAGTATTGACAAGAAGTATTGTGTGGGATTCATTGAGTTCCTGAACAACACCAAGAAGAGCAATGGAGAGCCGCTTTCCAGCTACACCAAGATTATGTATTGCAATCACCTCAATGAAATGCTCAGCAGAGCCGTGAAAGGTGGGATGATATACAAGAATCCATTCAGCGAGGTGGATAAGCGAGAGAAGCCGAAGAAACCCGAAACCAGCAGGGTTTTCTTGGATATTGAGGAGGTGAAGAAACTGGCTGAAACAGAATGCAAGGTTCCAGTTATCAAGCAGGCATTCATGTTCTCCTGCTTTTGTGGTTTGCGTATCTCCGACATCAGAAGGCTGAAATGGTCAGACATCAGGGAAGTGACCAACGAGGACGGAACCAAGTCATGGCATCTGTCTATCATACAGAAGAAGACCAATAAGATGGTTTCCTACAATCTTTCAGGAAAGGCTATAGAATGGTTGCCTGAGCAGAACGGAAACGAGTTCATCTTCAATGGTATGGGATGCGAACAGACGGTTCTCACTCATATCAAGGTATGGGCAGCCAATGCTGGCATCAAGAAGGACATCACCTTCCATACTGCAAGGCACACCTTTGGAACCATGATGCTAACACTGGGTGCAGACATCTACACTACCAGCAAGTTGATGGGGCATACAAGAATTGCCACCACCGAGATTTATGCCAAGATTATAGATAAGAAAAAGAATGATGCAATGGGACTCATTGATAAGTTCTTCGACAAGGACTAGACCCGCTCCGTACCAACTCCGTACCCTCTCCGTACCAACTCTTAGTCTCTGCAAGGTTTGCAACGTTTGCTGCAAACCTTGCAAAGATTACTAACCAAGTCTCTTTTTCAAAAAGTGACCAACAAAGTTAGCTACCATAGCTGAGACTGCAAAGTCTGCAAAGATAAAGCCTTTATTAGGCTCCATGAACTGGGATTCAATGACAACCAACACAGCCATACAGACAACAAAGGCAATCGCAATGGCAACATATCTAGACACCATTTTGGCTACTTTCTTACTATCATCCTTAACACTTGAAGTTTCACCTTCTTTTCTGTTAACTCTCAAAGAGCTATACATAAAATAAATAGCAGCAATCGCTATGAAAGCTACAAATACATAAACAACTTCTTTTGGCATATTCTTTATTTTTTTTAGTTAATAACATATCTTGCAAGGAGTTCTGCCCATATCCTCAGCTTCCTCCTCGCTAATTTCTTCTATTTCTCCTGAGCAGCGAGAAAGACCACGGCAATCAGGGTCACTATGATACTTGGTAGAAGTTTCTCCAGTACATATATATACAGACCCAAATGAGGTTTCTTTTCCAGTATTCTTAGAAGACTCGCTATCCATCCACTTTAATGTAGCGGCTGTCATAAAGATTAGATAAACCGTCATAAATACTAAAATAACCCCACAACCATATTTAATACAACCATCTTCATGTTGGTCGCTAAATATATACTTATAGGAAATCTTAAATGCTATATATGCTATAAAGAGACAACCCAATATAGACATCGCACATAGCCAATTATACATACCTACCACATTTTAATTATCCTACATTTGCTTTACTCATGCCACCGCCCAAGATAGACAATAGTTGGTCGTAGCGTTTCTCCAGTTCCTCATACTTCGCCTTCCAGACAGAATCATCCTGATGAGACTCATCACCAAGAACTTCATGCTTAGGCTCCTCAGCTACCATATAAGACACCTCTTCCACATCGCCTTCTTTATGATACATAGTACCAACACCACGTATTACCCACTCGGCAGATACGTCAGGGAAGACGGAAAGAACCTTTGCTACTACATTTGCAGACAAGGCACGTTCACCCTTCAACTGCGTGTTAAGGGTAGTTTGAGACATTTCGACTAACTTCGATAGAGCATTAACCGAAACTTGCTTATCATCCAAAATTAGCATAATTCGCTGATAAATAGTCATTTCCATACATTTTACATTTATAAACCATACTTAATTAATCATAATCGGTTAATAATTTCTTGCTAAAAATTTGGTAGATTAGCAAGAAATGACTACCTTTGCAACCGTTAATAACAAGTTGCTATATATTTAAAAGCAAAAGTACAACAAAAAATTAAGTTATGCAAGTAAAAAAGATAAAAATTATCAAGGTTCCACCTAAAATGGGTAAAAAACTTGCTGAGCGGTATGGTTGTCGAAGGGAAACAATATACAACGCTCTAAGTTTTAGGAGCCAGAGCAAGCAATCCGAAGACATCAGGCAGGCTGCTTTGAATGAGTTCGGAGGAGTTGAGACGGACAAGGTCTTGTTCTACTAATAATAAAGAAGGAGGAATCCTATGAATGAAATTTCAACTATTGTAGATGGTGACAGAATGACATCACTACAGATTGCAGAGATTACTGGCAAGCCACACAATGATGTGATGAAAGCCATCCGAAAGATGGAGCCAGCATGGCAAAAAGTGCAAGGGGGAAATTTTTCCCTGATGCAGGAAGAGGTTGAGACAAACAACGGAGGTCACAAGATGAGACCTTACTACTCCCTCAACAAGGAAGAGTGTCTCTACATTGCCACCAAGTTCAACGATGAAGCGAGAGCCAAGTTGATTAAACGATGGAAGGAACTGGAGGAGCAACATCAAAAGCCATCCGTTCCACAGACCTATCTCGAAGCTCTCAAATCTCTTGTCAAGGCTGAGGAGGAGAAACAGCAGCTAGCCTTGGAGAACAAGCAGCAGCAATCAACCATCCTCACTATCAGCAAGGAGAACATGGAACTGGGCAACAAGATTACCGAAATGCTGCCAAAGGTCAGCTACTACGACAAAATCTTGCAGAGTAATGCCACCATGACCGTCACCCAGATAGCACAAGACTACGGAATGAGTGCCATGAAGCTGAATAAAGAACTGGAAACGATGAAGATTCAGCATAAGGTTCGAGGTCAGTGGATATTGTACGGAAAGTTCCTCACTGGTGGTTACGTTCACAGCAGAGCGGTAGATATACTAAGAAGTGATGGTCGGCACGATGTGAAGTACAACACCGAGTGGACAACGAAAGGAAGAATCTTCCTATATGAATCACTCAAAGCGAAGGGCATTCTCCCCTTAATAGAGCAGGAGAACACTCCCAGCGATAAGGGCACTGGTGGAACAGAGCCATCCAAGGCAGCTAGTGCCAGTCAACAAACCCTCAAATTCAACTGATATGATAGACCCAGAGATTAAGGAGCAGCTAGACCGCATTGAGCAGTATTCGCTGATAGCAGCAAAGAATGTTCTCAACATCAAGGAAGCTGCAATCATACTAGGCATGACGGTTCGAGGAGTAAGGGAGAACGTCAGAAAGCACATACTCCCCTGCTACAAACCAAATATCAACCTGCTCTACTTCAAGAAGAGCGAGTTGGAAGACTGGATGATGCAGAACCGCAGCAAGAGCATGGCAGAGATAGAATCAGAGGCAGCAGCCTATTGTGTAACCCATTAAACAGATAAACTTATGTTCGCAGATATTATGTTCGTGGCATCTATTGCCATGTTTGTCCTCGTAATAAAGGAAATCCGCTCCTACTTCAAGGAGGTAGGAAAGTAAGATAGATGGAGATTGAACCTCACAGGTTAAATTTAGTATTAATTATTAATGAGTTAAGTCTTATAATGTTTCAGCCATCGAATTTTATTCGGTTCAGCAGAGGTTTTTTGGAGTTTGCTACTCCCAGTCTCCACAAGTGATAAAAGTAGTCATTTTTTTTACCCATGTTTTTAAGTTAGTTAAATTGTTGATTAGCCAGCGCAAGTAACTCAGTTGGTAGAGTATGAAGGTTCATCCCCTTCGATGTCGTGGGTTCGAGTCCCACCTTGCGCCCCATATTGCCCGATTCCAAGGCTTCATATCGGATAGGATAAACCTTCCTAGAGAGGTACACGTACCCAAAAGGAGCATCATTAACCACAGATGATGCTTAGACGTGGAAGTGGCAGGCTAATACATACACCCACTGGGTGGAATATGGAACGCTTGGAGTTCACTTGTGAAGATGCAGACCTGATGCCGTGACCCTTAAAGATAAGGTAGCAGAAAGGTAGAAGCGCACAACTACAAATCGGTTCTAATGCAGCCAGCACGAATACTTTATTTTGTTCCAGTTTAGTAAATAGGTTAATGGTTCGTAAAATTTAGATATATCAAAATATGTGCGATTACTAGTGCTGGGAGTCCTAAGCCTCCACAAATGCAGAAGGGAACCAAGGAGCGATTCAGCATCCGGCAAGATTGTATAGATGTCGCTCCACGGAGGTGGCTGTTTTATCATTACATTTAGCAGCCCCTCCTTTATTAATGAAATTGCAAATATTGACATATTAAAATTTACCATACAAATTACATTTGCGATGCGGTAGCGACCGCTCAGGTTAATATTAAAATAACGAGCACTCGCCCCCACCATTCGTGAGAATCGTGGGGTTTTTTAATTTGAACATTTCAAACCATACAATATGAGATATAAAGCAAATAGTTGTCACGATTGTCTCTTCTTGACCATGTGTGACAACCCGAAGAAGAACCTGAATGGTGGCTACAGATGCAGCCATTATGAATGGAAGTATCAATAACAACTTAAATACATATAAGATATGAAAGAACTTATCGCAATTCAGTCGGAACTGAAAGCCCCGAAGAGTCAGTTCAACAAATTCGGTGGCTACAAGTATCGCAAGGCAGAAGACATCTTGGAAGCTGTCAAGCCTTTACTCGCCAAGCAGAAATGTACGCTCATCATCACCGATGATGTAGTCTTGATAGGCAACCGCATCTACGTGAAGGCAACTGCTACCATCAAGAACGAGAAGGGCGAGTGTGAAACAACCAACGGTTGGGCTAGAGAAGAGGAAACCAAGAAAGGTATGGATGGCAGTCAGATTACTGGAGCATCCTCCTCTTACGCTCGAAAGTATGCCCTCAACGGTCTCTTTGCCATTGATGATAATGCTGATTCAGATGCAACCAACGATGTGCAACATCAGGCAGCGCAGCAGCAAGCCCAGACTCAGCGTTCAACTGCTCAGGTAGCACAAGCCGCCCAGCAGCCAGCAACACCCCAGTATCACACCAATGACTTGAACGAAGGATTGGCATACCTTAGTAGATGTGTCAACAAGGATAATCTGGTATGGGTTGTTCAGACATACAAGCCGCTCACCGCCAGCCCTCAGTTTATGCAAGCAGTATCAGCTAAGAAGAAAGAATTAGGATTACAATAATATGACAGCAGAAACAAAGAAAATCACTTTGAATGTGCCAAGAGTCACATTCATAGAAGAGACACACCAGTACTTCATCGGCAAGAAGGAACTGAAAGGAGTAACTGGAACGCTCATCAAAAAAGCATTCCCCGACACCTACAAGAACATTCCTGAATCGGTATTGATGAAGGCAGCAGAGCGAGGAGGACTTATCCACAATACGTTTGAAACCTTCTGTTCCATCTTTGATGCAGACCTCAAACAATACCCGAACCCTACGGAAGAGCTTCTTGCCTTCCATAGTATGTTAGTCGCATACGATTTACACTATGTGGCATCCGAGTATCTAGTTACAGATGGCGAGAACTTCGCATCTGCCATTGATGGAATCTTTGCTGACAAGGAAGGAAACATCTATCTGGTAGATTACAAGACCACCGCCACCCTTCATTACGACAATGTATCGCTCCAGTTATCCATTTATGCCAAATGGTTCGAGGAACAGAATCCAGACTTGAAGGTGAAGGAGATTGTTTGCATGTGGTTCAAGAACGGACAGAGCAAGTTCCAGCCACTCCCAAGGGTATCAGATGAGCAGATAGACGAATTAATCAACGCTTATCTCACCGATGATGCAGAGTACCAATATAAGGTGGAGGTTCCTGAGCAGTTCTCGGCACTGGAGCAGGAGTACAGATTGATAACCGCTCGTATGGATGCCCTGAAGATTAAGCAGGATGATTTGAAGGAGCAGATGATGAAGATGATGGAAGCCAACAAGCAGAAATCCATCAAGACCAACATCGGTTCTTACTCTTATGTGGCAGCTACCACAAAGAAGACCTTCGACACGAAGCTGTTCAAGGACACGGAGCCAGAGCACTATGAGCACTATCTAAAGGAAACGACCACAAAGCCGTCAATAAGAATCAAACTTAATTAAGTATAGATATGAACGTAAAGTTTACAGGCAAGATTATTGCAGCAGGGCAAGTTCAAATGGGAACTTCCCAAAACGGAACCCAATGGAGTTCCCAAGAGTTTGTTATCGAAGAGTTGAATCAGCAGTACCCTTCAAGAGCCGTTATCCAAGTTTACGGTTCAGACAAGATTCAGCAGTTCGGCATCCAAGTAGGCGAAATCATCACCGCCAATATCGGATTGAAGGCACATCAGTCTAGAGACGGACGTTGGTTCAACCAGTTGGATTGCTGGAAGGTGGAACGACCAAATGCCCAGCAGCAGGGACAGATGATGCAGAGTCAGATAGGTCAGGTTCCTCAGCAGCAAGCAGCCAACTATCCACCGCAGCCAGCACCTATCCAGCAGCAGATGCAGACTTTTCCCCATCAGGTTAACGCAAGCGGTCAACCTATTCAGCAGAACGCTCAGTATGCAGGTGGTCAGCAGCAGCTTCCATTCCCTGCCCCAAACCAATAATATAAGGTATGGAAATCCATCTAGTAAGAACCTCCACTGGTCTTCGCCCCTACACGGATGATGATTACGAGGAAATGAAAAAGATAACGGTTGGTTCCATCGTCAAGGCGAATATCGTCCGACCACGCAACGTAAAGTTCCATCGCAAGTTCTTCGCCCTTATCAGAGCAGCATGGGATAGTCTCACAGAGCAGCAGCGCATCAACCTACGCTCTATAGACACCTTCCGAGAAGAACTTCTGATAACGTCAGGATTCAGCGAACCACTCTATGACCTCAACGGACAGAAGTTTTTAGAGAGAGCCAAGTCTATCTCATTCGCAAATATGGATGAGCCAGCCTTCAATGAAGTATATAGTAGATGTCTTGATACCATCCTAACCATTCTCATGGCTAATGGTATTACAGAAGACGAGTTTAATAACATTTTACAAAATTATAGTTAGTATGACACGTAGAAACGACAAGCGCAACAACAGACGTAATCGTCAGCGCAACAACAACCCAGAGTTACCAGAGTTTGCATCAATGCTTTTCGGAGCACTACTTGGTAAAGGAGTAGATATGATTGCAAAGAAGATGGCAGAGAATGCCGAGGAAGAGACTCCTGATATTCATGCAGAAGGCATCAGCAATCAGGACGTAATCAACATCAATAACGGAAAGGCGAGTCTCACCAAATGCACCATCCCAACGGATGGTACAGCCGTAGAACTTCCTATTCCCGACAACCTTCAAGTCTTCATCGGCGAGGATGGCAAGCCGATGATTCGCAAGAAGATTGAAGGAGACGAGAAGCATACTAATGGTGCTGAGGAAGTCAAGCCTATCACTTATGATGATATTTGCAAGGAACTCTTCTTGGAAGAAAAGATATTCTTTTCTGTTAATAAACGTATTGGTTCAGTAAAAGGAGACAATGAGAACTATAATGATTTTGATAACTGCACATCTGTGACACAGGCAAAACGCATGAATGCTTTCAACAAGTTGCAGAACATCGCCAAGTATCTCAACAAAGGCTGGAAGCCGAAATTTGATGATAAAAAGCTTAACTGGAGCATAGTTAAAGATAGTAATGGCTATGGTTCACAATACAATATATTAACAAACGACGGAAGCGTTTACTTCAAGAACGCAGACCTTGCTGACGAAGCCATCCGCTTAATGGGTGAAGAATCTCTCAACGACCTTTTCTCAACTGATTGGTAATGGCAAACTACGCAGAAATCAAGGCAAAGCTACAGCAGGAAGGCAAGAAGATACGCAAGCGTTCATCCTACGATGAGCACAACTTGCAAGCCGCAGAGGTCAGGTATATCCGTGGGGTATATCCTGACCTTGAAGGTGTCTTCTTTGCCGTTCCTAACGGTGGCAAGCGAACTTCTCAACAAGCCGCATGGCTCAAAGAAGAAGGTATGAAGGCAGGAGTATCTGATATGCTGCTCCTGAAGCGCACCTCCCAGTACGGTTTCCTCTGCATCGAAAACAAGACACCCAAAGGTAGGCAGGAACCCGAACAGAAGGTATTCCAGTATGAAGTAGAACGACATGGTGGCAAGTACATAATTGTCCGTTCTTTAGATGAATTTATGAAAGCAATCGACAATTATTTAAATGGTGAACTATGAATAGCTATAATATTTTTTCATACGAAGAACTTGTAAATTGGACGAAAGAATTATTTAAAAGAGAAATTGGAGTAGATGAAGTAATCAAATGTATCATTTCATTCCTTGAATCCAAGGGCTATAAGGTAACTCCACCGCCAAAGGAAGTCAAAGACGAATACACCTTTGAGCGAGCATGGAACCTATACGAAAAGAAGGTTGGCTGCAAGGCTAAACTGGAAAAGAAGTGGAACTCTATGAGCAAGAAAGACCGAAAGGCAGCTATCGAGTACATTCCTCTCTATGTAATCTCCCAACCCGACAAGCAGTATCGCAAGAATTTCCAAACCTTCCTTAACCAGCGAGGATGGGAAGACGAACTTATCGGAGCAACACCACCGCCAGCAGCCATAAATGAAAAGCCTTCTGAAATGAGTCAGCTCATCGCTAGAACAAAAGCCGAATTGCAGAATCTTACAGAAGAAGCACAGGACAATAAACTTCGCAAGCGAATATGCGGAATGATTGAAGTCCTAAAGAACGACCCACAAAGTTCATGCAGAATCCCATTGGAGATATATCGTGACAACGGAACAATGGAACGCTTGGGCATCCAGTGGAATCCATAACATCTACGAAACCATTTACCACAATGATACAAATCAGTAAGTACAACAAGCAGCATCCCCTCAGAGTCTTTGAAGCATTCGCTGGGTATGGCAGCCAGAGCCTAGCCTTCAAATACCTCAAAGATAAGCATCCTGAGTTCGACTTCAAGGTTGTTGGCTTTTCCGAGATAGAACCTTCTGCCATCCAAGCCTACAGACTTCTTCATGGAAGGGAAATCCCGAACTACGGCAACATCGCCCTTCTTGATTGGAATGAGGTTCCCGACTTCGATTTTATCAGTTGGTCTTCTCCTTGCCAAGACTTTTCAAACGCAGGACTTCGCAAGGGAGCAGAGGAAGGTAGCGGCACACGTTCTTCTCTTATTTTCCAAGAAAGGAGAATGTTAGAAGCCAAGCATCCTAAATATGTGATGCTCGAAAACGTGAAAGGTCTTCTCTCAAAGTCAATGAGAAAGTACTTCTTCCAGTATATCAGAGACCTCGACTCCTTCGGCTATACTTCCTTCTACAAGGTACTGAATGCAAAAGATTACGGAATCCCTCAGAATCGTGAGCGCATCTTTGTTATCTCCATACTACGCACAGAAGACGAGCCGAACCCAGAGTATCACTTCCCTTCGCCTATCAAGTTAGAAACTACGGTTGAGGACATTTTGGAAGACGATGTATCTCCCGAATATTTCATGTCTCAGCCACTCCTAGAAAAGTATCTCTGTAAAGCAGACATCAATGAATCAATCGAAAAACTCTACCCCGAAGATTTCAATATCGAAAACTGCTGATGGCTGCTCTGTTGCTGTCACCTCTAGTTTTTCTATGACCAGCGTAATGAATATGCTAGACACTGGTCATTATCCAAAGGGTGGAGTCTTAATCATCAAGAAATTATAATGTGCGACAAAATTATAAAGCTAGCAAACCTCCAAACCAAAGGCAGAATAGAGCAGCAGACCAGAGTCTATTCCACCAAGGGAATCTCACCTACTCTCAATTCAGCCATGGGTCACGGAGGTAACTGCATCCCACTATTCTTAATCGTAAAGGAGATATGATAACAGGAGGAAAGAGAATGAAATCCCTGCTCCTATCAGGGAAGGTGAAGCCTGATATGGGGGGGGCAAGTCTTAGACTTATATAATCAGCAAGTATATCAAGGCATCGCCCCTACCATGCTAACCACAATAGATTCATCATCAATGACATTCGTAACAACCATGAGTAAAGAAATCATTCACACTGCTCCCAACGGAAAGAAATACTCCATCCAAATCAGGAAGTACACTCCAAGAGATTGTTTCCGACTGATGGGAGTCCACGAAGCTGACATAGACAAACTCCTGAGCAAGGAGAAGACTGGTCAACTTATCATCTGCAAGAGCAAACTCTATGCCCTCGCAGGAAACTCAATAGTAACCAACTGCCTGACCGCCATGTTCGAGGAACTGATATTCCCTTCTGGGAATCACTACCATGACAAGACTGGTCAGCTATCCCTCTTCTAACATGAACATATTCGGCTATATCAAGGTAGGCAAGCGAGTAAGCAAAGCCCACCGCCTTCTCTTTGAAGGCAAGACCCTTATCATGTGGTACAAAGACAAGCCTATCATCGGAACCATGATAGATGGAAAATGGTGCTGCATGGACATAAACGGAAACAAGGAAATTCTTATGTATCAGTCTTTAGTCACCCAAGTTTCATTCTTACCTTCACCTCATGAAGACAGAGAAAGAAAAAATCCTAGCCATCATCGCTGAGATTCAGGCTGAGCGTGAAGCTGCTCACATCGTGCCGCCCCACGTCCTCACAGCCGAAATCATCAACAGAGGATGCCACCAGCCATACCAAGCCATCAACGAGTTATGCGCAGAAGGCAAGATAAACTGGTGCAGAACCCTCAACGATATGGCATTCACTATCAGAAAATAATAAATTCAAAAACAATATGGAAACAACACCATTAACACAACAACTGCTAAAGCAGTTTATGACCAAGGCATACGATAATGCCAAAGTCAAAGGCTTGTTAAAGCCTGATTTGGACATCAACCAAGAGTTAATGCTCATCATCACAGAAATGAGCGAGACCATCCAAGCCCAACGCCACAGCCGTAACGGAAGCATTGAAGACTACAACAAGTGGCTGGGAGTATCTGAGGAGCAAGCCTACGAGGAATCCTTGGAAGGAACCGTACAATCTGAGTTTGCAGACATCGCCATCCGCATCATGTCGCTTTTGGGATTCTATAACTCTCAGAAGATAATCTGTCTGATGAATGATATTGAACTCAAAAAGACAGAGGAGTATCACAAGGTAGAGTTCGAGCACGGAACCTACTCCCTTCCTGATGCCATGTACCTCATCATCACTCGCATGACCTACTTTCCATTCTCCTGCTCGCCACAATGGATGAACACCTTGCGCTTGCAGGATATTCTGGTTCAGGTCTTCGCCCTAGCCCACATAGAAGGCATAGACCTAGTTGAGCATATCAAGTTGAAAATGCAGTATAACGAATCTCGTCCGTACCTTCACGGATGCTTATATTAGGAGGACAGCAATATGTTTGGAATAGAAGAAATTTCAAGAAGATGCTTAATGACTTTGAGTGATGGTAGCAAAATCCAAGCTACCATCACCATCCCAAAGCCCACCAAGCCAATCTTCCCTGAGCAGATGGAACGTCAGTTTATAGAGAACCTCAATAATTCGCAACCTCATCTAGTAAACAAGGTTGTAAAGTGTCACATTATGAGAAATTAAAGCGTATGACAGGCGATATAAAAAACGACATCCTAGCACTTGCTCTATGGATATTTTTGGTGGTTCATTTTTTAATATGTGGCGTTATAGCAGCATATCTATGTGGTTATTTCTCACCAGATTGGTATAAAAGATATAAGAAACTTAAAAAGTAAAGCGTATGGCACAGAAATATTTAGTTGGTGACATCTTTATGGTTGATAATCAACCAAGAAAGGTAACATGGATTGGAGCTTCCTATCCAAGAGTAGAGATTGATGGTGTTGATGTTGCTTGTAAGAATAGTGACTTAAAACCAATGCCTCTCACTCCAGAAATTCTAGAAAAGAATGGATGGGAGTTTATAGGAGGTCAAGTTGATGAAGATGGATTTACTTGGGATATTTATAGTAATGGTGATGTCTTACCAGACTTATACTATTATCCTGATGGAAAATTCTCAGTTTTTATGTACCGAAAAGAAGTGTTGCCTGATATTGAGTATATTCATCAACTCCAACATTTTCTCTTTGGTTTAGGGCTTAATTCAGAAATGGAGGTGTAGGTATGGCATGTAGAAGTAGTTTAGGTTGTTTTGGATGCAAATATCTAGAACATTATTACTATAGCACAGGGAATATGGACTGTAAACTCAAAGGTCATATAACTTTGGGATTTGGAGATGATATGGGATGTGAAAATTATGAAAGTAATGTTTAACCGCCTTCGGGCATAAATAGTAGTTATATGATACAGAACATAATAAAAAAGGTGCTACGTAAGTGGCTAAAGAAGAAGCTATATAGTAGCAGTTTTCTATTTACCACCAACGTAGCACGATTTAAATGGGTTTATGATTCACCTCTTCGCCAATGGAGAGATAGAATTTGGGTAGTCAAGCAACACTATAAGACTATAGCAGGGATTGATTTGCTTGATAAAGTCTTGGAAGAGTACCTTTACAATTAACTCTCTTCAATCATGTGTTTTAGTTGTAGCCAGTTGTCATACTTAGGATGTATATCATATCCACCAACCATGTGCATAATGATACCATTCTCTGTGTTCTCAACTGCTACAATCTGATTCACATTAACTAAGACAGATTTACTTCCACTGTCTTTAATTTCAATAAAATTATTCATATCGTTATATTTTTAAAATTAAGCGGTACAAAGATAACAATAATTTTCGAGAAGCAAGCAAACAAAATGATATTTTTAAAATTAAGCACTTTATTTTATCATCGCTTGCTTCTCATTTAACCCTTCTACAAAAGATATAAAAAGTAGTAATATGGATATTGATAAATTAGAAAGAGCAAACTTTTTAGCTAAGGGGCTGCTTCCTAAAATAGATGAACTCTTAAATATGTCTTCAAAATCACACTGTAGCAAACTTGCGGACAGTATTTGGGGATTATCAGAGTGTGATGAAGAGTTCAAAGCTAAATTCAATCAACTTCTTTTAAATACTAAGAAAAAGTGGCAGAAAGAGTTTGAGGAGCTTTAGTACTAACCATCCCTTATGGAATATAAATATAAGTAATATGAAAACGTATATTGGAACTAAGGTCATTATGGCAGAGCCTATGACAATGACAGAAGCACAGAAAGTGCTTGGTAGAGAAATTAAGCCAGCAACCGTTGAGGAAGATGGCTACTTGGTAGAGTACAAGGACGGATATAAGTCTTGGTCTCCTAAGAGTGTGTTTGATGAAGCCTACAAACCTTTTGAAAGCTTCATGGATAGACTTCACATTGAGTACAATGAGTTGAATGATAAATTAGGAAAGCTTAATACCGCTTTACAGAAAGATGATTTCCGTGAAAAGGTAGGAGACTATCAGTATCAGTTAGCAATACAACAGAAAGTCGGCATGGGTATATATTTAAGCTCATTAGAAGCTCGTATTATAGAGGCAGATTCATACTCATTTTGTAAATCGCCTTCATTATGCAAATCAAAAGGCAAGTAACATCACCACCCTCTCCTTGGCAACAGGGAGAGGGTAAAAAGAAAAGTAAGCAATGAGAATATTACATGCAAAAATGTACCTCAATGGTATAATCGAAAACAATAAGGACAACCCAGATATGCAAAATATTATTGGGCAGATTAAAAAGGCGCTTAAAGAGTTAGAAGATGAATAAGAAGAAAGTTAAAGAGTTATCACTTGATGTGCTAACCAATATCAAAGAAGCTATAAGCAGAACTGATGATGTCCTTTTAAGCCTAACTTTAGCGAATATAGCAAGCAAAATTGCGCTGATTGGCGTAGAAGTAAACAAGTCAGACTGGGTATCTGTCAAGGATGAGCTACCACCATTAGATAAAGAAGTTATTGTCCTTACAACAATCGGAAGAATTAGTTTTGGACATATAGTAAATAAAAGGATAGCCAAAGACTACAACGGATGGAATATCCCTGATGTAGAGTACTGGCTACCATTCGTTGACCCAAAAGATAAATGATTATGGATTTTATGAATTCAGAGCGTAAGGCACGTAAGCCACACAAATGTTATATGTGTGGTTGTACGATAGAAGTAGGACAGAAATATATACGTCAGTTTACTCCCGAATATAGGTCAGCCATCTGTATGCACAAGGAATGTGAAGAACTCCTAGGTTACGAAGGCTTCTATAATGAAGACGACTATGGAACAGATGATGACTTCTTTCACAATGCTATCTTTGATTACGTTAATGAGCACCATACTTCTGTGGATGGTGAAACTTTTGACGATGGTTGGGATGATGATAATTATCACTTGGTAAAAAAGATTTTAAAAGAATTAGAAGTATGACAAAATTTAAGGTAGTTAGATATTGGGATACATATCCCGATGGAGTTATTGCAACTTGCGATACAGAGGAGGAGGCTGAAAAGATATGTAAGAAATATCTTAATAATCGCAAGCCTATGTACGACTATTTAGTCAGAAAGGAGGACTAGTAATGACTAGAGAAGAGTTAAAAAATAATTATGAAATTGACATCTGTGAGTTATGCTGCCGAGAGTATTTTACTAACAGAGCATACCCAGAATCACTTTGCGAAGGTCGGTATTGCGAAGAGGCAGAAGATAGCTTCGCAGATGAACATAATATAAAATTGGAGAATTAATTATGACTAGAGAAGAAGCTAAAAAGTTATTGCCTATCATTAAGGCATTCAGTGACGGTGAAACAATTCAACATCTAGACATAATAAATGACAAGTGGGAAGATGTTGATGAATTTGTTTATCACGGAAGTGTAAAATGCTATCGAATAAAACCAGAACCAAAATACCGACCTTTTAAGGATGCAGAAGAGTGCTGGCAAGGGATGCAAAATCACCAGCCATTTGGGTGGGTGAAGTGGAATGATGTGCGATATAATATATACGTAGTTTCTTCAACTTCTGTTTGCTTAATCAATGGAAATTGTGAAAACATGGATTTTGCGTATGCTTATCAAAAACTGACCTTTGCCGATGGTACTCCATTCGGTGTAAAAGTGGAGGAATAGTTATGGCAGCATGGTTAGCAGTTGATAAGAATGGTACAGAATGTATCTATGCAGACAAGAAGCCTCTTCGAGGTAAAGACAAGTGGGGTCCAGATTCATGGGACTATCGCTCTGATGAAGCTTTCTATGATTTCGTTGAAATTCCTAAAGGCTCAATCAAAAAACTCATCGGAAGAGAACTAAAATGGAGTGATTCACCTGTTGAAATTTAGAAAGAATATGAATAAAGTAGAAATGAAAAGAACACAACTATCAGAAAAGTTTGGTCTATATACAACTTGTGATTTTTTCTGTATGTTTGCACGTGGAAGAAGAAAAATTCCACCAGAAGCTTGCTATGACCCAAGTAGAGATATAGAGGTAAGGGCACATTGCAGAGAAGCGGAAAACGCACTCGCTGCTCATTACAATATAAAATTGATAGATTAATAGTTATGGTTAAACCTTACAGAATCAAGCATAAGGCTAGTGGGTTGTACTACCAGCCTGCACGCAATCATAGTAATCTTTCCAAGAATGGAAAGGTGTATATGACAAACAACTCACCATTACTAATAAATGATGGATATGATTATGTATCTATTAGTGTTAGAAAAGGCACGAATATACATAATATTTTAGAAAAGTTAATGCCCTTAAAAGGCGTAGAAGAATTCTTTGGAAAAGCGGTTTATTATCGTGTTCCAAAGAGTGAATTTGAAAAAGAAGAATTATAGATTATGAAAATTAGAAGTGCAAAGAAGATTTTGAAAATAATGAGAAGAAGTACGGATGCACGTTACTTCGATTCAGAATATTCAATTAAGGAAGATAGTAGATTCTTTCCTAGATTAAAGTATCTCTACAAGAAAGCGACAATCAGATGGAATAAGGCAAATTGTCCGAGTTCTAATGTTAGCGTGTTTTATGCAATTTTGAGAAATTCAAAATCGTGTGGTCGTTGCAAGCATTATAAAGGGAATGAGTTTATCGGCAGATGTGTCAAGCTGAATACTAATGCCGAAAGCGACGAATGGTGTGCAGGAATGTTTTTCGATAAGAAGCGAGGTAAGCATGAAGATTAGGTTGGTAAAGAAGATAATGCATTTTGTACTTAACGTATTAAAGACTATAGGGATTGCTTTTATCCTTATTCTCATAGCAGACATATTCTCTCTTATTTGGAATGGAGGGCATACTTATGAAGTATATAAAACTGGTCCTTTGTTTTTGTCAGACCTGCACGATGAAGGTTTTTATACATTCTTTTCAATAATGATTATTTCTATCATTATTTGCTATCTCATAGATTTAGATAATAAAAATAAAAACTAAAAAGTAAGTAACTATGAATAAAACAGATTTATATTCAGCATTACTCTTCCTGATGTTAAGACTAGAAGAGGCAAAGAGCAACCCGATGCTCGACAAGAACTTTGTTGAAGCATTAACGGAAGTGCTCAGATATTTCCGTGATAACGGAGAGTTGAAGAAAGCCTATGAAATCCAAAAGGATTCATTGGCAGATATGGCTAATAGCCCTTGGGTGAAAGCACTAAAGGACTATGCCTCCTCTATAAAGAAAGAGGATGGAGTTGATTCAGAATTACCAGATATTGATGCCCTTATAAAAGAACTCTCTTCTGGTGAGTTCTTTTATAAGAAAATCAAGGATGTTCTTGGTGATGATATAGCAGACAAAGAAAATAAATAATAGCTATGAAGATAGAGAATTACAAAAGAGCAGAACAAATTCTTTCTATCATCAGCAAACTTGATGATTTGAAAGCATGTATCGATAAATTTGACGATGCAGATTGGAGTTTCAATTATAAAGCAGTTTTTAATAGCAAATTTTCAGAGATAGCAACCGACAAGGATTTTGTCTCTAGATTCAAAGATTTTATTAAGAAAGAGAAAATGATTTTAAAAGAAGAGTTTGAAAATTTATAAGCCATCTTAAAAAAATAGTCTATGAAGAAAGTGGTTATTTTAGATTACAAAGACCGTCAAGAGATTCGAGAAGGTGCAGAACTCTTGAGGGCTACATATGGCGATAATTGCCCAAAGGCTGTAAAAGACTTTATAACAAAACTATTTCTATTAGTGTAGAATTTATAAGAAAAGTAATATGAAAATAGAAATTACAAGAGTAACGGACTGGCAGCGTGTAGTGGATGCTGCTCGGTTCACACAAGGTAAAGAACCGCTAGGACATGAGCCTAGCGATGAGTTCAAGAAACAGATGATTCTCAGCGAGCATTCACCGCTCAGAGAATTGGAGTTCGATATTAAGATGTATGGCATACCATACTGGGTGAGCAACCATTTTGTTCGCCACGTTCATGCTCAGCCATTCGTTTCCACATCTAGACCAGATATTACTGGCTCAAAGGTATCTCGCCACGATATGCGTCAGGATGATTTGGTCAACTTGCAGCTATCTCTCAACGCTCAGGAGATTATCAATATATCAAAACTGAGACTATGCAACAAGGCTTCCTACGAGACAAGAAAGATATGGATGCAAGTGATTGAAGAGTTGTGGAAAATCGAACCATGTCTTGCTGCTGCTTGTGTCCCACAATGTATCTATAGAGGATTCTGCCCTGAGCCAAAATCATGTGGAAAGACACAAACAAATGTTTTTCCTATTTATAGAGAAAACTACGAACATTTATTTTTAATCGGTGAACGTATAAAATTAGACTATGAAATATCCAAAATATAACGTCAACGAATTTGTCGGAGGACACTTCGAGTACACCACTCCATGCCCTTTCGCCATACAAGGCAGATACACTCACGAAATCCTGATGGTGGGTAGTCTTGCTTGCCAGCGATGTGAATACTATCGTGGTATCAACACAGAAGATTGCATCGTATCTTGCGGAATAGAATAGTGCAGCCTATCTGCACTCATCATAATATTTAATCAGATTTAATATATGAATACAAAGAAAATCTCAATCATTCAGCGTATCAAGGAGAAGTTCCTTGGAAAGCAGTTCTTTATTGCAGTAATCGCCAACAAGGGAACCAGTTCCTATTTCGTCAACTCTACCATCTACCGCTCTGAGAAGGAGGTGAAGGCTTACAAGAAGTACATCACCACAGACGAGCGTATGAAACAGAGCTTCGATTTCGTAGGTTATTATAGTTTCCGTTCAAAGTTCGACTTCCGTATTCCTCTTAGCGGAAAGCCAGTATCAGTAGAAGAGGCTAAGAAACTGGCAGAAAAGTAATGGCAAAGATTAAAGACCTCACTGGGCAAAGGTTTGGCAGACTGGTTGTCTGCCGCCGTGCCCCTTCTGAAAAGGGAGCAAGGAACGGAGTATATTGGATATGCAAGTGTGATTGTGGTAGAGGAAAGAGAATTCTCAGTTCTGCCCTGCTCTCAGGATTCACACGTTCTTGCGGTTGTCTCCGTAGCGAGAATGCAAAGAGAACCGTCCGCCTGATGCAAGCCGTCAACAGAAAAAGACGTGAATCATTAACAGATAAAATAAGCATTTCATAAATTCATAGTATATTTGCAAAATGAAATTCAAGTATTTAATAGATAAAATCAATGGTTTCCGACACCGCAACGATTTTGTGGTACTGGACGGAAGAGCCAACTCGGTCACGCTCTCCAAGGGTATCTATGACCACATCATTCAGAAAGAGCGCACAGACCATTCTGTCTTCGTATTCAGATTGTCTGACCGAGGTACATACGCATTCTGCATGCGTGAAGACTGGGAAGTCCTTCGCAAATCCAGCACCCACTTCACTCAGCTTCAATTCAATCAGAAGTATAAGAAGGTAGGATTCAGAAGTGACTACCCTTCCATCACCGCCATCCTTGATGAGTACAACCTTCCACTCAACAGAATGGTTCGCCTTACTTGCATCCCACGCAAGTCACAAAAAGGAGAACCTTATTACGAAATCATGCGACCAAACTCAAATTTAAGCACATGGCAACAAGACAAGATGTAATATTTCAAGGCTTGACACACTCACCATCCGACTATAATTGTCAGGATGGTGAGTTGGCAACCTGCCTCAACCTCATCAATGAGGATGGGGCACTCCACCCTATCCACCAGCCAGTAGTAGCTGAACCGAACATCACGCTGGATGTAGGAGATACCATTGAACTGGTGCATAAGGTAACACACGATGAAGCGATTCACTCCCACTACATCATCCGAAAATCAGATGATACTTGGTACTGGATGGAAAAAGGTGGAGACGGAACCAAGAACCCTATCGACTTGAACGGATTCCACGTCAATGCCGTCACAGCAGTAGGCAATATAGTTAATTTTGTTGGAGAAATATCTATCAAATACTTATATTGGATTGACGATAATTATCAGCTATTTGATAGAGATAACTTTAACTATGGAATCAAAATCGGTTTTAAAGAATTTGATTATCAAGGTGGTTCAGCAGAAATCTCGCTAGGTGATGAATTTTGGGACTATGTTACTTATGAAAGCAGTTCTTCTGGTAGAAAGATAACTGGAATGAATGTAAACCAAGTCTCAAAAGTTTTCAACATGTTTGACGCTGTAATTAATAAGACTTTGTCCGACAAAGGAAAACAATGGCAAAAGTATTTTGTGTTTGGAGTAGCAGCCATCAGATTATACGATGGAACTTACTACAGCATTTCCAATATTTTTAAACTTGACTGGAATAGTGCAACTTTAGCTTCTGTTAGTGTTGACCCTTATAACAAGAGATTTTGGTCGATTGGACCAGCAATAGCAACTTGGACTATTAGCGCAAACATAGATAACCTTGATAAAATATCAAATCTTATACAAGGCATTGATATTTTTTTAAGCAAAGCCGAATCATTCGTTAATTTAGAATCAGCAGCAGCCAAATACGTTGTACCTGAACTAAATGATAAAGACCAAGGTGAAATGTTTTTCACAATGATGTCAGGAAAGGAAGCTGCCAATGCTATAGATTCCCTATCATTCTATCATTCACTATTTATCAGTAAAGACGAAATTGGCAAAGAACTTCAACTCAAAAGAGTTGAGGGAACGGAAGAGTCTTTATCTTTGGCTAACCTATACCGTTCTGATTTAGGAGGTAAATGTGCGATTACATACAATAATAGACTTCATGTGGGGAATGTAAAAGAAGGATATAATGTTGATTTGATAAGTAATATCACTCCAGCATTATCAAACTTATCAAACGATGCACAATTAAATACAGAAGGAATAGTTAGAGTGAAAGCATCAAACAAAGAATTTTGGTGCAAGGTTGATGATTTAGGTGCAAGACTATATTACTTTGTATGTGTACCAATCTTAAATGTATCTGAAATCACATTCTATAAAAAGACTGGAACTTCTGTGTTTGAGAAATCTACGGTAAACTTGCATTCTTCCGAAACTACAGCATTCTCTTTTTACGTAGAAGGAGAAGGAAAGGAAAACGTACCGCAATTTGCTTTACCATGGGAAACCTCATCAGAAGAGGAATGGAACAATATTGTAAGCAAGTACGAAAACTATAAAACAAACACAAATGCACTTCCATATTCTTCTGTTGTGAAAGTAAGCGAAGCTGAGAATCCTCTAATCTTCCCTGCAAAGAATAGTGTTCAGGTTGGTTCTTCTATCATAAATACACTTGCCGCTAACACTAGACCAATAAGCGAAGGTCAATTTGGTGATGCTCCTCTATACGCTTTTACCGATGAAGGTGTATGGGTATTGATGCTTGGAGAAGAAGGAACCTATATTGCCCGACAGCCAGCCAATAGAGATATTTGCTCCAACCCGAAGGGTATCTTGCAGATTGATGATGCCGTTCTATTCCCTACAGAACGAGGAATCATGATGCAGAGAGGACGAGAATCTGAGTGCATTACCGATGTATTGGATGATTATCCTTTCTATTTTCCCTCTATTTACTCACATTCAACAAAGGATAAGACCTATCCGAACAAACTCCTTGCACTAGGTAAAATTCCTGAGTCTGATGTAAAGTATGTCCATTTCCGTAAGTATATCGAAGAAGCAGATATGATTTACGACTATTATGATAGTCGTATCATCGTCTTTAACCCGAACTATACTTATGCTTACGTTTACTCTTTGAAAAGCAAGATGTGGGGAGCCATGCACAATGTCTTCAACAAGCGAGTAAATATATATCCTGAGTCATACGCTACAGACAAAGCAGGAAACATACTTGATGTGTACGTAAAGGAACCTATAGATAATGTTCCATTCTTCCTTTGCAGCCGACCTTTAACGCTTGGACAAGATGCTTATAAGACCATGTTTGATTGTATCACAAGAGGATATTTCAGAATCATTCAGGAAGGAAAGTGTGGAACGGTTCTATTTGGAAGTAATGATTTATCTAATTGGTATTACGTTGGTTCGTCTACAAATATGTATCTCAGAAATCTTGTAGGTTCCCCATACAAATATTTCAGGGTCGTGTTCATGGGTAACCTTGCCCCAAACGAATCTATCAGCGCACTATCTACAGAGTTCCAATCAAGATTACAAAATAAACTCAGATAATTATGGCAGAATATACATTATTAGCTTTCGATTCACAGCGTGCACGAAATGGAGCATCCGTAGGCTATATGGATGCCAACAACAAAGTGCATATAGCTACAGAAATAAAGTTCTATGAAATAAGAAGGTCAGACTACTTCGGCTACATCATGTTAGACGGAAAGCAATATGAGTTCTTAGTAAATGGCTATTTTTATGTAAATGGAGATAAGCAGTTGCTAAAGATAGTAGAATCCTCTATCACAAAGACAACTGGAACGAAACTCGTCAGAGAAACTTCTTCCGATGGAACATCAAATGCTCGCCCATTCCCTAGAAATGGAATAGCAACCACATCGGAAACAGGTGGAACAGAGGAAAGTGACAAAACAGAAGAAATCTTCTCAATTGCTACCCTACAGCCTAGAGAAGAAGTAGCAGCAAGTTGCTTGCAGTCTATGCTCCAGCAGTATGAAAATCCACTTAACATAGACAACACCAAGATTAAACAACTTGTAAGCAAGTCATTCTTGTTTGCTCAGGAGTTCATCAATCAGGCTGTTCTGTATCGTGAGAAGGAGACAACATCGGCAACCGTTGAGAACAATAAGTACGCATCGGTTGATTCTGATTCTCTCAGCAGCGACACCGATAAACTGCTCTACAACATAGCTACTGCTATGAATAACTTTATCGCTCAGGATAAGAACCAGTATGCCGACCAGCAGAAGAATGGATTGAAGCTGGCAGCTACAGATATTAACGTCAAGACTTTACCTGAGTCTATCAAGACGGTTGTAAGTGGTTCTGTCAGCGCATCAGTAAGCGGAAATATTGATGCTGCTGTCAGCGGTTCCGTTACAACCAAGCAGGAATCCACGTCTAGTGGAACATAAACTTAGATAATATAACTATTGTCATTTAATACAATAAAGGGTAGCCGTCCGTGATGGATAGCTACCCTTGCTTTTACATTAACCTAAAACGACTAATACATTAAAATGGATGCAATGCGATTCTCGCTCTTCCAGCCGAGCGATTGCTGGCATCCTTAATCTTCTGTTTATTTTCATCGGCAAGTTCCCATAACCTATCAGCACCGTCAGGATATACAAGCATCAACCATTCGTATAAGCAATAATATACAATATAGTTATGGATATATACCATCATGGTATGCACGCTTGTTTTCGAGAATCCACTTGGCATTCTCATGGCTAGATAATAGGCATCCTCATCATTTGTCGGGGAACCTACGCATTCTTCCCACTCATTGGAATCAAAGCCACCTCCAAGCATTTCCATCTTGGTATATCGGAAAAGCATTTCCTTGCAGTCTTCTACCGCTGAGTCAAGAATCCTAGCCAATTTATCCCGATTACAATCCTCGCCCACATCATATACATTATGTATCAGGTGTAGGTCTTCTACAGAACTGGAGATGGAATCAGCATAGACATAAGCCGTATTTTTGATGTCAAACACCAGTTCCTTCTTCTGAAGCTCTATCATTACCTTGTAACCAAGATTACATGTTCTGCATTCTTTCATACTCACCTCCTTCCTTATTCGTTAGGAGCCGTTCTGCTTGGCCTCTCACGTCTGTTAAAGGTCTCATGCAGATTCTTGATGGCAACAACAGACAATTCTGAATAAGTCTTCGACTCATTAGGATTGGTAATGATGAACCAATCCATCAAAGCCTTGTTGATGATATAGTCATGGATGGAACTGGTAAGCGCATCCTTCAAAGCAAGCGGATAATTGGATGGAAGGGATAGGTTTATGACAATATCGGTATCATCACTTATCAACTCGTTAGACGCAGTAGTACCATTACCTGTTTGAACCGACTCACTCAACTCTACGAGCAGTTGGCTATACGCAAGCTGAATGCTACGCAAAGCCTGATTCTTGTCTTCATCATCATCACTTGCCTGAATATTGCTGGCAGCCTCAGCATCCATGTCTGCTGCTCTTCTGCTACGCCCAGTCAGGAATGCCTTGTTCTGAAAGTCATAAATGAGTTCACTCATATACAACGTTATCGCTAAATTTTTTCTTGCCATACTATGAAATTTTTGTTCGTGTTGGTTTCTTTTTGAAAAACGCTTTATCCTTGATGTCGAGCAATAATGCAGCAGCGTTATCAGCATACTCCTTCACCTTGTCAGGTGCAGTAATCTCGCACCATTTCCCGATGATGCTGTTCACGAGGTATGATGTAGCGGAACGGATAATGGAAGGCTCCATCTTTGTATCAAATCTATCTGATAAGGTCAGCTTCCAGTTGATGTTTCCATCCTCATCATTAATCTCTTCAACAAATTGTTTCAGGAGATTCATCAATGTATCAACCGATTCATTATAGAATCGCTCAATCATTGCCAAGTCTGCATCCGTCACAAATACTTGGTCAAATGCCGACTTACCATCCTCCAGTTTGTTCTTTGCGCCTATATAGGCAGTAGTCTTCGCTACCTCCTCATACACGTCACTTCTCTTGATTGTAATTACTAAGTCTGCCATTCTTTATCTTTTTATATAGTTTATAACCCAAAACGACTAGCAAGACACAGAGTGCTCCAAATGACCAGATAGCGTATTTCAACTGAAACTGCTCCCACTTGGATAACTCCTTCTCTACTGGATAGGGTACTGGGATAGAATCTCTTTTCAGGAAGGAATCCACCTTCACCTTATACACATTCTTATAGATGGTCTTCTCATGCCATCGGTCAAGAAAACAAGTATCTCCCTTCTGTCTGAGATATACGGAATCACGCACGAAAACGCTGTCAGAAGTATGCAGCGTATCGTGTTTTACTACGTCCCGACATATAACTTTTTCCATCGGGACGTATTTTGTCTTGCATCCCGACAGAAGAAAAGCTATCAGCAACATACCCAAAACATATATCAGGAGTTGCCAGAAATCAGTATCGTACCACTTCTTCATAAGCCTACACTTTGAGTGCTACCAATGCTCTTTTCAAATACTTACGTCTATGCTCTAAACCGTAAGTACCACCATTGATGGTCTTTGTTATAGCAAGAAAGCTATCACTATCAGCCAGTTTGTTCAAGCCGTGTTTCCACCACCACCACATGGCACTCTTGGTAGCATATCGTGGCTGCTCCAATATTTCAGGATGCTCCATTATATCATCAGTCACTTGCTTGCTATTCTGAAAAGCCTGATAGTTGGCTCTACCAGTAATCTGAATCAAGCCCCTGCCACGATACTTGTAGCCGTCACCATCCTTCAAGTTGCCGAGCATGTTCTTCAACTTACCCACATCATACTTGTGGAAATAGTTCTTGTTGCCGAGTTCCTTGGTATATCTCAGTTCACCACTTTCATGCGCTATCTGAGCCAAGAAATGAGCCATACGCTTAGGTGTATCAATGTTGAAAGCCTCAGCATAACCATTGATATAAGGCAGAAAAGCATCCACCTTAGCCTTCGCATTCGGCATAATATCCAAAATCTGTTCTCTTGTTACCTTCATATTATTTACTTTCCTTTACTTGTTTCAACATACTTGCGAGTTCGTCCTTCACCTTACTCTCGAAATTACCCAACTTGGTCTTAAAATAAACGTTTACTCCGAATATTGCTCCAGAGTAAACAAGTGCTTGGCTGATGTACCAGAGCACACCATCCGAAATCACATAGTTGTTCAAGAAGAATGATAGGAAGGCAAGGACGATGCCGCTCACCACCATTCCAATAGCTGTGCCATATTGCAATCCTTCACGTACGTTTGGAGTCATATCTTATCTTTATATATTATTAATAATATGCAAAGATAAGAAATGATTCCCAAATAGTCACTTTATCCGTTAATAGTATGCCATATTTTGCTTGTCGGATGCAAGCAATCAGGGTCTTGCAGATACTCTATAGCCATCAGAACCACCATTTCCTTCATTTCATCTGCATCCTTACTGAATCTCTCCAGCAGCAGATGATGGTCACTCCTCAACAGATTCATAGTTACCGCCAAGTCATAAATGGTGTAATCAGAAATATCATCCTGATGCTTGTCAAAGGCTTCTCTTATCTCATCATCCGAGAAGAAGGGAGCCATGTGCTTAGTTCCGTCAGCATCCTCATACCACATCTTGTTGATAGCATCATCGGCAAAGTGCTTGTCGAAATGTTCTTCACTCAACACTCCATACACCATCGCACAAAGATGATGCTCCTCCACATCGCTCAACTTGCATGAGAGATACTTGCCGACTGCCTTAGCTACTGCCAACATCTGTTCAGGAGTCAACTCCTGCTGATACTTTTCTACGAAATCTACAAAATCCATAATATAAAAATTAAAAGTTTATGATGTTGCAAAGATACCAATATCTTAAACGCAGCACCATAAACTCGCAGATATTTCTGTAGCTATCTGAATATCAGACAAATACAGTTACGATAAAAACACCTCCTTTCTTTATTCGTCCTTAAATCTGGTTCTCTTCTCTCTACCCCTCGTCCAGATGTCGTTTTTCTTCCGTTTCGCCACCTTTCCGATAACGTCATTCTCGTAAAGTTCGGGCTTGTCTTCCCTCCCTTGGGTCTCCGTAGCAATACCCTTGCTGGCATTGCCACTTTGGCTGGCATCAGGTTTCCCATTGCCATACCATTTCTTGTCGTTTGGTTTGTCTGCAATCATAACTATAAACTATTAACTATAAACTATAAACTAAGCCGCCAATGGTGGATTCTGTCCGTCAGGACTAACTCCCTGACCGCTCATCATCTGCTGCAACATCGCCTGAGCCTTCGGATTGCTCTGTGATGCCTGAGCCACTTGGGCTTGAAGCTGAGGAGAGAATCCTTGTGGAGTCTCACCATTCTGAATGGCTTGCTGGTTGGAAGCAACCGATTGCAGCAACTCCTCTCCAAATGGGAAATCTCCTACTTGCAGCAACTGCTCCAGCGTGATAGCCTGATTCTGCCACAAGGTCATAAGGAACTCATTTGCCATCTGTCTGTATACAGGAGTAGCCGTACTTTCCGTGATGTTGATGTCAAACTCCACGTCTCTAATCTTCTTAGGGTCATAGCGCACTATCTGTCCTGCCCTACCCACAATATTGAAGTTGCGAGCCACATCATAGTACTGCTGCATATTCTTAACGGTCTTGTAAGCACCATCAATGATAAACTGGCTGAAACTCTCCAAAATATCAAGCAGCGACATGGTAGCATTCTGTGTCTGCTGTGCATAGAGCGAACCGCTCGTACCCGATACTCCTTGTTTCCCTTGCAGCGCACCATTCACTCCTGATATATCCTCGAAGAACTTCAACTGATAACTGAGCAAGTCACCGATACCGATATTCGTAGAGTTGTTGGCAACTTGCTGAGGAACCTGACCACTCTTGTTTGGCTTGTATCTCACCACACCATTAAATCTACTCCACTCATCGCAGAAATCATCCCAACTCATATCATCAGGAAGACAATCCTCAGGACAGAGCAGCACACCCTTGGCACTCGCACGCATGATGAAGTCATACATCGTAATAAGTCGGTTCACGTATCTCTGCTGGTCTATCACATCTTCCACGAAGCTGTGAATCTCGCCATCAATGAATGGATAGAACTTGAAACAATATGGATGCTCACCATGAGCATAAGGGGTCTCGCCTTCTCTCAGAATATCACCGAAAGGAGAAAGATAATAGAAATGCCAGTAATCATCCATAAACCACTCGGCATCAATCAGAGGAATATCCTCTTCCAGCATGCCAGCAGCCAGACCTCTCCTGATTCGGTTTCTGTTCTCTGCATCTACAATATCAGCCTTATCCTCAATATCAATCTTGAAATCGTCACCATTGTTGTAATCATGGCATCGGTATCTCGGTTTACTCTCCTTTCGCCAAACCTCAATCACTCGGCAGAGCGAAGGATTGGCAGGATTCATAAAGTCGATAGTCTTAGGGTCGAACTCACCAAATCGCTGAGTGCAGTCAGCAATCACAAAATCTCTATTAGCTGCCAGTCTGTATATCTCCTTCAACTTACGAGCCTCAGCAGGAGACTTGGCAAACTCTCTCAGTACGTTGCCAATGGTAATATCATGCACCTCACCCAAACAACTCACGTCCCAACCACGGAAATCCCTCATATTGTTGTCTATGAAGAAATTGTTCGGGTTCACGTAGTCTGTCCAGCAATCCAACCTACCTCTTCGCCATCCATACTTCTTCTTATAGATAGCAGCACCGCTTATCAGGAACTCTTCCATGGTTCGTGCATCCAGTTCCGTCTCTCGGTTCAGTTGTCGGTTACATTGCAGCACCACGCTCATGGTCTCACCATATCGCTTCTCATCCTTATCTCTTGCGTTACATGTTGGCTCCTTGCTCTGAGAGCGATATACACCCAGCACATTCTTCACCAACCTACGGATAAGGTTGTTCTTCAATGGTTCGCTACCCTGCTCACGGATATAGTCTTCCTCCCTGATACGCTTAGTAAAGCCACACTTGCTTTTGAACTCAATGGTATCTCCCCATTGGTCTCCATAGCAATATCGCTTGTTTCTCAGTCTTCGCTTTCGGAAGTTATCCATGTTATTGTAATATCGCTGAGCCTCCAGCAAGATAGAGAAGGCACGCTCGTATGGCTTGTCAAATCGGTTCTTGGATGCCTTCACGCTATCCAGTTCTTCCTTGTCAAGCACCCTGCTCAACGATAGCAGTTTTGTTTCTTCTTTCTTCTTTGCCATAATTTATGATGTTGTAGGTTCAACAATATGTGCCAGCTTCCGAGCCACCCCAAGCAATCCGCTTGCGGTATCGGTATCGCCAAGACTGATGCAAGTGAGGTAGCCAGCCATATACACGATGGAATCCTTCAATGTTTCAGGCAAATCAATATTACCTTCACTAATAGAAGGCATACCCACATAGGTAAGCGATACGGTAGCCGTATTACTCTTGCTTGTGAAAAGTTCCAAGTACCGATTACCGCTATTATGAATGAGTGCAGCGATAGGTCGCTCAGGATTTCCCCTTACTCCGAATCGGTTACACTGAATCTTGTAGGCATCATCCTCTTCTGTTATTATCTCAGCCGAGCGGTTCCAGTCACTAGCCTTCACGTTAAGGAGTCTAATCATGTCGGAAGGCAGATAGACGGTTCCCACATAAGCACCATTTGATTCAGCCCAAGCAGTATTCAATTCATTGAAAGTCTTACCATCCAGCATACTGGCAGGAGCATCCTTCAATATGATTCTTGCTGCATCTACTATCTTACTCTGAATCAACTCGCCTTGTGACAAGGTATCAGTATCGGTAGGAGTCAGCAAGCCCGAAGTCTCTTGGTTCCTGTCCAAGAGCACCTTCACTTCTTTCACCAGTTCAGATACAGCATACGTACTCATTATTCCAATCCTTCTAGTTCAACACCCTTCTCTTTGGCAATCGCCAAAATATCGTCCTTGGTCTTCATCTTGGAACGACTCACACCGAAGGTCTCTGCCAGATATTCCTTGGCATCCTCAACATCTGTCACAATGTGAGTCTTCTTCTCGTCAGCCACCTTCTTCTTTGCCTTGGCAGCAGCCTTCTTCTTGGCTTCCGCAGCTTCCTTCTTCTCGTCAATACTCTCCACCAAGAAGAATTTGTCGTTGAACCAATAATGAGACTCGATAGCCTTCTGTACCTTAGGGTCTCTTGTCATATAGATACTACTTCCCATGGTCTTACCCTCAAAAACAATACGCATTCGCTCGTTACCTACCATAACGCTGAATGCTAAATCCGAACCAGCTTGATATTTCTTAAACATGATTATACCTTATTATATATGTGTTACTAAAAAAGGGATGGGGCTAGTGCCCACACCCCTCACTATTTAATGAATAATTTACAAATCTACTTGCTTTTAGGCAGCAGCCTTGGTCTCTTCTGTATCAGTTGCACTTTCTGTTGCAGGAACCGCAGCAAGGCGCATACGAGCGTGTGCCTTAGGGTACTTCAAGTACAGACAAGCTACCTCCTGAATAACTACTGCATCGGTGTTACGGATGCCAGCCTTCTTCAAGTCGAGCACGTTACGTGTCCAAGACAAGTGTACTCGCTTAACCAAGAACTCAGGGTCAAGGGCAAAGCCGCAGTCACTCATATCGAAGAGGTCAAACAACTCAGAGTGAATCATCAGCACCTCACCGAAGTCGGTCTCCCAACTCTTGAACTTCAAGTCCCAAACCTCTACGGTGTCCTTCAAGCGGAACTTGTCAGAGTCAATCTTACTGAATGCACTCACAAAGGCAGAGCCAGCGATAATCACCTTGCGCTTGTTGCCGATACCAGTACCAACAAACAAGTCCTTGGAAATGTCAACCAACTCCAAGTCTGTAATCACTCGCTCATTCTTACCATAGCCCTTCTTTATATCGTCAGCAGTAGCAACATGACCTACCTCAATGTCCTTACCAGCCATCCACCAGATACCCTTTGTAAACCACTGAGTAGAGTTGTTTTTGGTAGTATGCTTGATACAAGCCATATCACCGAAGAGATAAGTACCCTCCATAGCAAGACGCATATCGTAGATACTATCCTCCTCGATGTCAGAGAAGTCCCAATCTACTCGCTTAGCAGCAATCTTATTGAAGGTGCTCTCCTCAACCTGAATCATGAAGTTCTGGCAGTACTGAACATCAGAATCAGGAAGGTTGTTGAAACGACCCGTCTGTACGTCCAACTCACCGCAACTCTTAGCCATACGGATAAGTTTCTGACCCTTCTGTAAGGCTGGAATACCAATAGGCTGCTTCTTAACCAATTTGCCATTTACCGCAAACACAATAGGATAACCCTCATTATCCTTACCGCACACACAAAGTTCCAAATCAGGAGTAGGTTCATCGGTAAGGTCTGCATAAGCCTGATTCTTGTAGTTGGTAATCGCCTTAACACCTACCACTCGGATGGTATCATCCAGCGTAAACATTTCAGGGTCTTCTACCTTCAATACCATAGATGTACCAGTACTTTCCAATGTAGTCTCCTTGACGGTAGTCTTGATAGGACGTGTACCAATACTCCAATACTCAACTACAAACGAGCCAGCAGACTTAGTTGTAGCATAGCGTGAAATCTGGTCAACTGGCGTAGCCATCGGACGAATCTTGGTAATCTTATCGTTGATGTCGTTCTCATAGAACTCCGTGCCATTCTCGTTATAATGCTCACGACCCTTGGTTTCGGTAGCAATACCATCATCCTGACGAGCAGCACCGCCATTGCCAGCATCATCGGCAGCAGTAGCACCACCAGCCTCCGCAGCGTGACCACTCTCGGTACTACCGCCATCAGGCAGAGCCGCCTCAGCCATGATAACCTGACCATTCACTCCAAAAATAACTGCCATAACCATCATAAAGATAGAAAGCAGCCGATTAAATTTGTTACTTTTCTTCATTGTTATCCAAAATATTAATTAAACATTATATATTATCTTTTCACCTTATCGAATGCGTGTTCTCTTCTCATTGCCACGCTCCCAGATATTTCCCCTACGTGATGCCCTACCAAGCGCACCAAGGTTTGGCTGGTTATCTGTCTGTTTGGTCTCCGCATTGGCAGAATCAAGGTCGGCAGTACCATCACCCTTCTTGCGTAGCTGCAAGTTCTTGACGTGCTTGCTGTTCTTGCCACGAACCTCACCTTCATGGGCTGCATCAGCCACATCGGTATCATGGTTCTTAGCCTTGATGAAAGCAGTAATCATTTCCTCTGTAAACTTGCCAGTCACCACATTACGCATAGTCTGAAAGCATTGGTCGATGGCTTCATTCACCGTTTCCTCGCCATATTTCTCCTCCAACTTGTCGAATACTTCATAGCTGGATGGCATGTTCTTGTCATACTCCTCCTGCAATTTCTTGCCGTTGGCAGCATTCTGCAAGAACTCCGACTGAGCCGATGCAATCTCATCCGCATTGTCAGGGTCAGAGTAGTAGTCAATGGCATCCTCGCCATGTGTACGAATCAACTCAGCGTAAGGACTCTTACCTGCCTTCATTGCTTGTAGGAAGGTAGCTGCCTCAGGGTCACTGCCCAACCAGTCACCCATCGCCTTCTCATTATCCTTATAACCCTGCAAAGCCTTCTGGTCTGCATCATAATCATCATTGATTGCGCCATACATAGCTTCATCATCCGCATACTCTGTGTCGGGGTGTCGGGTCTTCAAACGCTCCAAAGCCAAGTCTCTCTTGGTCTTTGTTTCCTGCTGCTTGGCAGCACCAGCATTCTGTTCAATATTTGTATTATCTGGCATATATATATGTATTAATTTATAAATCAATGCCCAAAATTAATGCTTTTTCGGCTAATTTCTACTTTATCCGTTAATTATCGTTATTCTAATACGACTAATTCAATTATTTTTTGTATATTTGCAGGGTCAGATATGAAATATAAGGATTCACGATGTGATTTTAAAGAAGAACGTGATGCTGATATATTGAGGGCTTATCGTGAGATACTTACGACAGGAGACAATATAACACTCTCAGAGATTGAGGAAAAACTATCCCAGTCTCCGAGCTGTAGATTTTGGGTCTCAGAAGACCGTGCTTATATAGTCATATTAGACTTATTGTTGGGAAAATCCATTGATTATATGATACCAACCAGAAGGGCAATGTATCAGGAGATTTTCAGAAGATTCAAGAATTATAGAAAGCAATATCCACACTTATCCAAGATGGATATTATCAAACGTGTATGCTACGAGCCAGCACCCAGCTTCTATCTTACTCCGCAAACCATGCACGTCATACTTTATAGGGTGAGAAAGGAGGAGAAGAAAAGATGCTACGAGGAGCGAAAGAGAAGATTGCGCTTTATGCAGGGTACATTATAATAATGTGTATCACTTTTATGGGCTATGACGGCATGGGCTTGTCAGATGGCTGCACTCTTTGGCAGCGCATCAGTTATCCGTTCTTTCATCAGAACGTCTTCCATGCCGCCATCAACTTATATGTTTTCCATCAGTGTTATCGAGCCATACCTTGTGGCATCGGTCACATGGTCGCATTCTATCTCATCGCTATCAGCTATCCTTACCAATCCTCCGTACCAATCATTGGTCTCAGCGGTTTTATCTATGCCTACATGGGCTTTATTGCCCCTTACGTTAATAATAAGATAAGGTACAATACAATTATCTTAATCTATATCAGTATCGGAATCTTCATTCCCTGCATGGCAGTTGGAGTCCACATCTACTGCTATATACTTGGTCTGTTGTGGGGTTATCTAAACGCACCGCTATGCCAAGACAAGTAACCGCCACCAAGCCGCCAGTAACCGATGCACTAGCCAAGCACTATAAATCCATCCTTCAGGAGAACGAGAAACGCATCAAGGAAATCAACACGCCCTTCAATCCCGTCAAGGGTGAAGGTTGTGGAGATAAGCGGTTCCAGCTCTTCCTGCCCGATTACCCGATTCAGAAACAGAACCTTCCTATATCAATGAAGAAGATTCCGCTCGTGAAGATGCTCATTGAATTGGGTAGCTGCAAGGCAGTAATCGAGGAACTGCACAAAGATATAGACGAGCCGTACAACGAGGAGGAGGAAATGGAACAACTGGTGGAGCAGTTTACTCGCATCAGAATGAAACATGACCCATTCTTTTTCTTTGCCGTATTCATTTATATCAAGCCGAAAGGTGGAGGTCTCCCCTTCCGCTTTGTGCTCAGAAGACCGCAGCGTAGATTGCTCAGGTGGCTGGAGGAGCGTAGAAAGAAGAATCGCCCTATCCGTCTCATCCTGCTGAAAGCCCGACAATGGGGAGGTTCAACGGTTATTCAGATGTACTTCCTTTGGCTGCAACTCATGTGGCAGAAGGGACTCAATTCGCTCATCGTGGCTCAGGTCAAGGACACCGCAGAAACCATCCGAGGAATGTTTGATGAAGCATTGAAGATGTTCCCAGTCAAGTTCCTGCATGAAATGGGAGAAGCATATACCGAGAACGAGCCTAAGTTTGTAGGATTCGGAACATCAGGTAACGTCAAGAAGGTTCCTCAGAGATTCTGCAAAATCAAGGTGGGTTCCATGCAGAAACCAACTTCTGCCAATGGTGAAGACTACAACCTTATCCATTGTTCCGAGGTGGGATTGTGGGAGAAGACGGAAGGCAAGTCTCCTGAGGAAGTTGTACAGAATGCGACCAATGGTGTACTCTACAGACCATACACGATGATAGTATATGAATCAACCGCAAATGGTACTGGAAACTTCTTCCATCAGGAGTGGTTGGCAGCAGAAGCAGGAGAATCGGTATTTGAGCCGTTCTTCGTACCTTGGTTCGAGATTTACGACCTATACCATCTTGACTTCGAGAGTAAGAAACAGAAAGAGGAGTTCGCAAAATGGTTGTACGACAACCGCAACAACACCAACACGATGTCTAATCGTGAGGAGCCAGTTACCTACCTTTGGAAGTTGTGGCAGATGGGAGCACCTTTGGAAGCTCTCAACTGGTATATCATGGAGCGCAAGAAGTTCACTGACCATGGCGATATGGCTAGCGGATTCCCTTCTGACCCAGTAGAGGCCTTCAAGCACTCAGGAGCCAAGGTATTTGCAGAAGAGAAGGTTGACCAGTTCAAGAAAGGTTGCCGAGCACCTAAGTTCATCGGTGATGTGTATGGAGACGGATATAAGGGCAAGAAGTGCCTACAGAATGTTCGATTCACAGAAGACAAGACTGGGCAGTTGTGGATATGGAGCAAGCCAGAGTACTTTGACGATTGCAAGGTCACAAACCGCTATCTGGTTGTCGTGGATATTGGCGGTAGAGGTAGTAAGGCAGACTGGTCTGTTATCTGTGTCTTCGACCGATATTGGATGATAGAAGGCGGCAAACCATACGTGGTAGCCCAATGGTACGGACACATAGATATGGACTTGCTGGCATGGAAGGCAGCTCAGATAGCCAAGTACTACGACAATGCCCTATTGGTGATTGAATCCAACACCTTGGAGACGAAAGACAAGGAGCACATCTTGGAAGGTGGTGACCAGTCTGAGTTCATCCTGAATCAAATAAAGGATGAGTACGATAATCTCTATGCACGCAAGCAGAGCGAAGCTGACATCAAGGAAGGTCTTCCACGCAAGTACGGATTCCATACCAATGTGGCAACCAAGCCAATGGTTATCTCTGTTTTGGTTCAGGTAGTCAGAGAGCATCTATACGTTGAGCGTGACCAACGATGCCTGAATGAGTTCCTTACCTACGAGCGTAAGAAGAACGGAGCATACGGAGCCATCGACGGAAAGCACGATGATTTGCTCATGACCAGAGCCATCGGACTTCACATCTGTTTCAATGAAATGGAAATGCCAAAGATGATTCAATATCAGGCAAGAGTAATGAGAAGAAAGGTTTCTGTTTCGGCAGCAACCATCATATAATATCAATAATTAATAATTACCATTATGAAAGTAAAAAACATTATCAAGCGCATCAAGTGCGAAATCATGTACCGCCAAGCTACGGCTAAGGCAGACTACGCTTCCAAGAAGAACAATGGTGAAATCTTCTATGTCCTTCCTACGCAGAAGGGCAACCTCATGATTATGAATCGCTCACTCTTCGAGACATTCAAGAAGACCAAACTGGTAGACAACGACATGAAGGTCAGAGACCTCTTCAAGGATTGTGTCTATCATACCAACTGCAAGAGCAAGAAGGGGAAACTCAGCAGAAAGCGCAAATTCCTACGATGGAAAGGCTTAATCTAAAGTTTTTCTATTCAAGTGTTAACGGATAAAGGATAGGTAGAGAAAATTCTGCCTATCTTTGCGTATTATTAATAATGTGTATCAAATATGATTTATAAAATTGTACAAGGCAACGCTTTCAAACTCCACATCTTGGTGAGAAAGATGGATATGTCTAAGGAGTTCAACCGCTTGGTTGACTTCGATATGACTCAGGCATCCGACATCAAGGTGGAACTGCAATGCTGTTTCGATGATTCCATCATCGTGCCAACGTCCATTGGTGGAATAGAGCATAATGTGCTGGTGTGCAATATCCCATCCACCCTAGTCATCGGCAACTACAATGTAGCCGTATCATGGAACTACGATGGTTATGCGATGAAGAGTGTGGAGCGAAACATCTTGCAAATTATTGAGACCAACAATAGGGTGAAGGTTCCTTGTGGAGTCTTCCAGGGCGAGACGGTTGGCATGTTCGACCTTCGCTACTACATGGTCACCAAGAACCAGTCTGACTGCACCTTTGTCTACTCATTGGATGATGTTACCCTCTCCTTTACTCCTGCCACATTGAAACTGGGCGAGAAGTATGAAGCAACGCTGACTCCAGCCGAAGGTTTCAATCTCGGTTTGGTGAAGGTAGTCATGGACGGAACCGACATCACAAGAGAAGCCTACAAGGATGGCAAGATAGAGATTCCAGCCGTATCAGGCTACGTAAGCATCATGGCAAATGGCGATGATAATATCTACTATTACGGAGCCACCGCTGCCAAGAATATGTGCCAGTTCAACATGGAAGACCTTACCAAGGTAGTGGGTGACATCGTAGATAAGTCTATCAACATCACCACCACCAAGGAGAAACCATACATCTGGTTTGCCAGCCGTGTGCCAGTAGAGTTCTATCAGTCAGGACTCACCGCATCCCTCTACTCCACCAAGGTAGGCGACATCTACTATTATTGGACAGATGAGTTGAAAGCAGGAGAATATATATATAACGCTAAATTAAAGTAATATGGCAAAAGAAACAGTTTACAACAACACGCTCGTAAGTGGAGCAGCCGACGAGACCTTGACATACACCAGATATATCAAGGATAAGAGTTCAGGTAAATCCATCAAGGAGCTTCTTGACGAGAAGGTCAACAAGACTGACCAACTCGGAACTACGCAGATTGCCGACCAAGCCGTTACTACAGAGAAGTTGGCTGAACACTCTGTAGATAATTCCAAACTATCTCAGGATTCCGTTTCTTACGACAAAATTCAGAACGATGCTGTTATCACAGAAAAGATTCAGAATGGAGCCGTAACTACCGAGAAGGTTGAGGAAAAGGCTGTCACTAACCCAAAGCTGGGTGACCAGTCAGTTGATGGTAGAGTGGTTCGTGAGGCATCCTTGGAGTCTAAGCATTTCGCCAACGAGTCGGTAACAACAGAGAAGATAGCAAGAAAATCTATCACAAAAGATAAACTTGCAGACAATGCGGTTGATGCTTCTCAGGTAGTAGATGGCAGCATCGGCAACACAAAGTTGTCTCCTGATTCTGTAACTACAGAAAAAATAAAGGATGGCTCAGTTACAAAAGAAAAGGTCGCAAACAATACGATTGGCATTGAAAATTTCGACCCAGAACTTCGCAAAACAATCCAAGCCGCCACTGGTCTTCCAGAGGATTTGAATCAGATGATTCAAGACGTAGACCAGTCTGTCAAGCAACTGCACGAAAAGGATGCTGACCTCCAATCTCAGATTGATGATAAGCAGCAGCAAATCACCGCCAACGATGATGATATTTCATTGTTGCAGACTCGCAGTACCCAGATGGAGGAGGCAATCAAAGGCATTTCCGCAAGTGGTGGTGCAAGCCAAGCCACAGCAGTAACATACGAGAACACAGAGAGTGGTCTTGATTCTGTAACTGCACAGGGAGCCATTGATGAACTTGCAAACAAGAAATTCAATAAGGAGAACATAGCCCAAGAGTTCGGTGATTCAAAGGATAAGGTAGTCTCCCAGTTTGCTCTTCCATTCCGTGAGATTGAATCTCCAGAGTTTATCAAGGTAATAGTAGATGCAGAAGAACACTTCTTGTTTGGAATCCAGCTTGATGGTTCCATTGAATGGGGCAAGGGTGTTCCTGCACCAATCAGAGCCAAGTTACA